CTACGCGGCGCGCTGTACGTCCTCGCGTGCCGCAGCGGCCCACTCCACCACCAGTGCCTCGTACTCCGGACGCCGGTCCTCGGGGAGTGCGCCGTCGGCCCACAGCTCTCGGATCCGTGCGTTCAGCTCGGATGCGGACGACAAGGTTTCGGATTCGGACTCGCGGGGAAAGGCGGACATGTTTGCCAGGTTACGGCCTCGGCCCCGCGCCCGTCTTCCCCGCGAACCGCTCGCTCAGCCCCCCGACTCACCCGCGTGCGGGCTCAGCACGTCCGTCCCCACCAGGATGTACAGCAGGATTCCGAGCAGAATCCGGTAGATCACGAAGGGCATGAAGCTCTTCGTAGTGATGAACTTCATGAACCAGTTCGCGGGAGCACCTTCTCCGCCGCTGTGATCTGCGTCTTCATCCACGTCGAAAGATCAACTGGGAGAGGGTTGGGAGAAGTTGGCAGCCAATCTGTGCCCAACGTCACCACGAACCGCAGCCACCTCGCCTGCAGCGCATCCATGATCTCGCGCTCCATGGCGCTTGTCACGTTGCTGTAGACGCCCTCCACGCCGGGCAGCTCGTGACCCATCCGGGCCTCCACCGCCACCCGCCGCGCCCCACCCTCGTCGAGCCACTCCTTGTGCCCGTGACGGAGCAGGTACAGCCGCTTCCCGGCATACGTCTTCACGGCCGGCCAGCCAGGCAGCGGACGCCACCCGCCGCGGCGCTGCTCCCGCGGCTCCTGCCCATCCGCGATCTTCCGCCAGTAGTGGTAGGTGAAGTTCGCCTTGGCCAGCGGCCCGCCATTGATTGAAGGGAACACCCACTCAGACTCGTGCGACGCGCACAGCGCATCGAGGAGCTCCGCCAGGAACGGCGGGATCACCAGCGTCCGGTAGGAGTCGTACTTCGGCGGCAGCAGCGTCAGCACGCTGTCCTTCCACTGGTGCTGGTGCTGCACGCGGATCGCCGGCATCGGCTCCTCGCCGCCGCGGTACCGCTCGAGGCTCTCCTCGCGCCGCTCCTCGTCCGGGTCGGCCGTGGGCCAGGCCGGGTGGCAGAACTCCTTGCGCAGGGCGTACAGCTCCGCCGGCCGCATGCCGGTCATCGCCATCGTCCACACGAACACATAGCCCGGGAAGCCCCAGAACGTGAGCGCGTTCAACGACAGCTGGTGCACGTCCTCGACGCGCATGTCGAGCTTCTTCTCCCGCGGCTTCTTCTTGTACTTGCCGCGGCGCCGCTTGTGGCTGACGGGGGAGGCCTTGCGCAGCTCGTCCTCGACCGCGTCCTCCATCATCATCGCGAACAGGCCCAGGATCTCGCGCGCGTAGTCGTCGCCGATGTTCGGCCGGGCGCGGAGGTCTTTCTCCCAGGCGCGGTACTGGGACGGTTTGATGTCGCCGACGGCGACCTCGCCCCAGCGGGGCACGATGTACAGCCGGGACATGGACCGGCATTGACGTTCTCTCAGGTGGCCGACGTCGATGCCGTCGAGCCAGTCGCGCGCGTAGTCCTTCATCAGGACGGAGCCGTCACGTCTGCTGATGTACCGGTCGTTGCGGACGTCGGACTCGCGGTCCAGTCCGTAGGCGTAGGCCTCGGCCTTGGTGTCGAACCCGGACTGGCTGTCGTACACCTTCTTGCCGGTGTCGGGGTGGATCCGGCCGGCGTCCCATCGGACCCGCCACTTGGTGCCGCGCTTCTCGGTGTACGGCATGGAGCTCCCTTACGAGCTGAAGGAGTTGGTGCGGAAGTCGGCGGGCACCCCTGCCGCCCGACTCCGCCAGATGAACTGCGCTCCTACTTTGCCGTGCCCACGATGCAGCCGAGGCACTCTTCGCAGTTCAGTCCTTCACCCCGCACAAGCCGCCGGACGCGTTCCTGAATACGCGTATCGGTGGCCACGTTGGGGCTCAGGACACACACCATCTCGCCGTTGATCTTGAAGACGTGGGCCTCGTGCCCGGCTCCGAGATCTAGTTCGACAACTGTGCTCATAGGTCCCCCCTGTCTGCTCGCGGAGAACCCCTCCAGGTGTCTCAAAGCGTGACACGTCGAACACGTATATGGCAGGGACTAGTTGAAAGTTTCCCATCCCTGGAAGGTCACAGTCGGATCACGACGGAATGGTTGTACGGAAGTTTGTGCAGATCATGAGCCGGAGGGCAGGATTCCGCGCCTTTGCAGTTCCTTCACAACCTCATCCGTCAGCTCATCGGTCTGGCCGAGCGTCAAGTTCGGCGCCGTCAGGCGCGCGGCAGACGTGATGGCCTGTTTCAGCGCGTCCGTCATCTCGTCGAACGAGGGGCGGCTGATCTGCCCGCCCGCGATCAACTCGGTGCCGTCGGTCAGCTTGATGGAATCCGCGCCGGCGAGGACCGCCTGGCACGACCCGGGCTCGAATCCGAACCGGGTCTCGATCTTCGCGTAGGTGGATTCGCTGACGGGCCGGCCGCCCTCGACGTTGCGGTACGGGACATGGGAGAGCCCGCACGCCTCCGCGGCCTTCTCCTTGCTGGAGAAGTTGAGCGCGCGTCGGCGCTGCGTCACCAGGGCACCCAGCAAGGTCAGCTGGCGGGTGGCGTGGTCGGTTAGGGCAGCCATACCGCGGAGTATCCCAGCTACATCTAGCTACCGCTAGCAGGGATAGCAGTCGTGGCCTGTTCTTGACCGTTGGCCAGGGCCTAACGTAGCGGTACATAGAGGTGACTAGAGATGTCTAGAAGTTACCGCCGCGTACCTATAGATTCCTCTATCGAAGAACGCTAGATTCTGTGCATGGAAGAACCCCCAGCCACCACCTACCTGGTGAAAGGGGCGGCAATCCGCACACGCCGTAAGGAGCTCGGCATGACGCAAGCCGAGTGCGCTGCCGCCGCCCGGATAAGCCGGCCCTACCTGAGCCAGCTCGAGACCAGAGCGCGGCAGAACCTCACACCCCCCACGTACAAGGCGCTCCGCACCGCCCTCGACGTGCAGCTTCACGACACCCAGCTCCTCGACCAGCAGGAGCCCCACCGAAAGGACTGACATGGCCACCCCCCAGGCCCCGGCTAAGCCCATCCTCGAGAACTTCTACAGCGTCGCCGAAGCCGCGATCCGCCTCGGACTCCGCGACCGGGACGACGACAGCAAGAAGGGCGAGAAGTGGCTCCGCGACGGAGTCAACCTGAGCGGCTGGCCCTGCCACCGCCTCGCCGGACAGCTGAAGTTCTCCGACTCGGACCTCGCCGCGATCGCGGAAATCCACCGCAACAAGGTCGACGGCAGGTCCGGCCCCCGCCGGACCCGCCGCACCCGCAAGCCGTCGGCCGGCACCCCGGCCCAGCGCGCCGCCTAAAGCGGCAAACGGCCCCAACCGCCAGTGACCAGACCGGCAATCGGGGCCTGGATCCACCACCCAGAACCCTGAAGAACAGGAGTGGACCGTGTCCACATTCTCGCAGAACCCTGAACTTCCCTCCGACTTCGACCAGATCATGTGCGGCGTCCCGGTGCTCTCCGCCTGGGAAGCGATGTTCACCGAGGCCGAGGAGACGCTGCTCGCGTCCCGGCTCGGCGAGTTCCAGGTCGAGGAGATCGGCCGCACCGCCTTCAACTCGCTGCCCGAGTCCGAGAAGGAAGCGGCGCTCGACGTCCTCTTCTACACGTACTGGTCCGCACGGCAGGACCAGCTCGACGCCCGTGCCCGGTCCCAGGCGGGTGAGTGACGTGGCGACTGTGACCCCGAAGCCCGCCGTCCCGGCGAGTGACGAGCTGGCCGGCTGCATCGCCGAGCAGGCGCACCTCCTCGACCCGGCCGACCCGCTGTTCGTCCGCCTCGTCTGCGAGCACGACGACTGCTGCAGCACGGATGCGGACTATCCGAACTGGACCCCCGGAGGCCAGGCATGAGCGCACGCGAGGATCTGGACGCGTACATCGCGCGTCACGTCGACCACGACCCCGAGTTCCCCGCGAAGCTCGACGCGTTCCAAGCGGCCGTCATCGCGGAACGTGACGCGCAGATCATCGCCTGGCTCGCCAAGAAGGCCGCCGAGTACGGCGTCTCCAACCGAGACGCCAGGTCGAAGGCCGAAGCCGTCGGACGCATGGCCGACAAGCTCAGCCGCGGAGCAGTCCGGTGACGGCCCGCACGGAGACGGTCGTGTCCCCGCTGCTGTCGGACCCGCCTCCCGCACCCGCGGCCCGCAAGTCCGGACGCATCGAGCCGTCCGCCGACTACCGGGCCACCGTCGCCGCCGGCTACCTCGAGACCGACGTCGACAAGTGGTTCGACAGCCTCCCCGGGACCGCGTCGTGACCGCCCCGGCGCCGTTCCTCAACGCACCGCTGCTGGCCCTGCTGCACCTGGCGATCGCCGTCTACGAGCAGCAGCTGAAGGCCACCAACCAGGCCATCGGCGACCTGAAACGAGGCCGCCGATGAGCCGCCTCCTCAACCCGCTCGGCGTCCTCGCCGCAGCCGCCATCTCCGCCGGGCTCATCGCCCTAGGCCGACACCTCTGGGGAACCTCATGACCGACCGCATCGCCGAGATCCAGAAGCGCGCCGACGCCGCCACCAGCGGACCGTGGTGCACCGACAGCTGGGAGATCTACCAGGGCACCGAGTACATGCCCGGGATCTCCATGTGGATCGGCGAGACCTGCCGCGGCATGACCAGCATGGAGCAGGACCGCGCCGACGCCGCATTCGTCGCCGCCGCCCGGACCGACATCCCGTGGCTGATCGCCGAAGTCACCCGCCTCCGGGGCGAGGTCGACAGCCTGGCCGCCGAGAACGCCGTCCTCGAGCGGGCCCTCGGCCTCAACGAGGAGGCGGCGGCATGAGCAGCACCATGGAATGGATCCGCCGCACCTACGACGTGCCCGCCCGACACGGCATGCGCATCGAGTACGACGGCAAGCCCGCCACGATCGTCGGGACTCGCGGACCGTACCTCGCCTTCCGCGTCGACGGCGAGAAGCGCATCGCGGCCGACCACCCGACCTACCGGATCGTCTATCCGGCCGTCCCGGAGCCTGTCCGGCCGCGCGGCTGGTGCAAGCACTGCATGCAGGACCGGGCCATGACTGCTGACGGGGTGATGGGCCGCCACCACTGGAGTGGCCGCAGTTACTCGGCGTACAGCAGCAAGAGCAAGCGCTGGTCCAAGCCGTGCCCCGGCACCGGCAAGGCGCCGTGGAAGCCCGTCCGTAACCAGACCCACCCCGGCGAGCAGCGGCAGGAGGCGGCGGCATGAGCCTCCTGCACCCGCTCGGCCGGCACCGGCTCGACCTCGCCGAGCAGCGCAACCAGCTCGAGCACCAGCTCGACCAGGCCGGCATCGAACTCTCCGGCATCCGCTACGACCTCGAGCAGGCCGTCGCCGAGATCCGCCGCCTCCAGAGGCAGCGCATCCGCGACGCCGCCGACAAGCAGCGCCTCCGCCAAGCCGTCATCGACGCCCGACCGCGCATAAGGGTCATCGACACCCAGCTCGTCAGGCCCTACGCGCCCGTCGTCCAGCTGCCCTACACCAGCCCGGCCGACGCCGCCTAAGACCGCCCGCCGGACTGACGGATGACACCGGCCCCAGCCGGCGGGCCCACAACCCCGGACGTCCCCGCCCGAAGGAAGCGGGCGGGGACGCCACCCCAGCATCCCAGAAGGAGCAGCAGTGACCACCACGACAGAGAGCACCATCACCGACCCCGAGATGGAAGCCACCCACTACGGCATCGCCGTTGCCTACATCGGCGACGACGGCGAAACCCTCATGGCACTCGGCCACCACGGCAAGCGCCGCACCTTCGCCGCGTTCAACCGGCACGCCCGCGTCTTCGTCGGCCTCATCAACCTCGCCGACGACCGGGCCGAGACGCTCGAAGGCTGGCTGGACGACATGAAGGAGACGCGGGCCGTGTTCCGGACCCCGGACCCCTCGCAGGGCGAACACCCCGACATGCAGTGGTACGCCGACTGGTCCGACCCCGACGCCCCCGGCGCCGTACCCGTCACCCTCCTCGACCTCTGACCCCCTGACCGGCCGCGTGACCACCACCGCGGCCAGGCCCGCCCCAAGCCCCCAGCGCGGGGCGGGCCACCCAAGACCCGCAAGGAGAGCCATGCTCATCCGCCTCGGCCGCTGGACGTTCGACGTCTTCCAGCGCGCCCTCCACATCACCCGCGAACCCGACCCGAACTGTGCTGACTGCAACGGCTCCGGCGGCGGATGGATGCCCATCACCCTCGGCGCCGACTGGGACGAATGCGGCTGCCTCGACCAGCTCCGCACCTGGCGCCTCCCCCTCGCACCCCGCCGCCGCGCCACCTACACGACGGAGCCCTTCTAGTGACCAGCGAAGAGTTCCCGGCGCCCCAGTGCCCGGAAGCCCTCTACAACCGCGACACCGGCGATCTCCTCCGCTGCGTCCAGCAAGGCCGACACGACTGGCACCGGACGCCCGGCGGTACCGAGTGGCGCGTCCCCGTCGACGTCGACCAGGAAACGGAGTGCCCGTTCTGATGATCATCTGCGCCCGCTGTCACAAGGAAGCCGACCCGTTCAAGCGCTGCCCCGAAGGCCCCGTCTGTGAGGACTGCCTCACTGAACAGGACGGTGCCGAGTGACCACCGCCCTCGACGCGCCCACCCTCGGCCTGCACACCGACCTGTCGAACGACGAATACCACGCCGACAAGACGTCGCTCTCCTCGTCCGGCGCCCGCAAGCTCCTCCCACCGTCCTGCCCTGCCAAATTCCGCCACGAGCAGGACCACCCCCAAGCACCGACCAAGACGTTCGACTACGGCAACGCCGCCCACAAGCTCGTCCTCGGCAACGGACCCGAGCTCACCGTCATCAGCCACGACACCTGGAACACCAGCGCCGCAAAGGCCGAAGTCGCCGAAGCCCGCGAGCGCGGCGCCATCCCACTCAAGCAAGCCGAGATGGACATGGTCACAGCCATGGCCGACGCCATCCGCCGCCACCCCCTCGCCGCAGCCCTCCTCGACCCCGCCTACGGAGCACCCGAACAGTCCGGCTTCTGGATCGACGGACCCACCGGAATCCGACGCCGAGTCCGCTTCGACTGGCTCCCCTCCATCCAAGGCGGCCGGCTGATCATCCCCGACTACAAGACCACCACCGACGCCAGCAACGACGCCATGCAGAAGGACATCGCCAAGTACGGCTACAACCAGCAAGCCGACTGGTACGAGGAAGCCGCCCGAGCCCTCGGCCTCGGCGGCACCGACGCCGAACTACTCCTCATCGCACAGGAGAAGAAGCCCCCGTACCTGGTCAACGTCATCGGCATCGAGTTCGGATCCCGCGTCATCGCCGGCGCCAAGAACCGCCGCGCCATCGAGACCTTCGCCGAATGCACCGCCACCGGCTACTGGCCCGGCTACGCCGACAACGAACCCAACTACCTCGCCCTCCCGGCTACGCCGAGAACACCGACAAGGAGCTCTACCTGTGAACTTCCCCGCCCAAGCGCCTGCCCCCACAAGCACCGATCGCATCGGCCAGAGCACGGCCGTCGAACAGTCCCGCGCCGTCGCCGAAGTCCAGGCCGCCATCTACGTGGCCCGCCAGTTCCCCCGCGAGATCGGCCGCTCCCGCAACGCCATGCAGTCCGCCTGCGCGTCCATGGCCCTCGCCGGGAAGGCGTTCTACCGCTTCCCGCGAGCGGGCGGCGCCGTCGAAGGCTCCACCATCCACCTCGCCAAGACCCTCGCCCAGACGTGGGGCAACATCCAGTACGGCGTCTCCGAGATGCGCCGCGACGACAGCTACCGCCAGTCCGAAATGCAGGCCTGGGCCTGGGACGTCGAGGCCAATACCCGGCACGTCCTCACCTTCATCGTCCCGCACGCCAAGTTCGCCGGCGGCAAGGTCAAGGCGCTCGAGGATCTGCGCGACATCTACGAGAACAACGCCAACAACGGCGCCCGCCGCCTGCGGGAAGCGATCTTCGCTGTAATCCCGGACTGGTTCATCGAAGAGGCCGAAGAGCTGTGCCGGGAGACCTTGAACAAGGGCGACGGCAAGCCGCTCGAGCAGCGCATCGAAGGCGCCATCCAGGTCTTCGCCGGACTCGGAGTCACCGCCGACCGACTCGAGCAGAAGCTCGGCCGCAAGCGCGACCAGTGGACCGGCGCCGACATCGCCCAGCTCCTCATCACCCACAAGTCGATCCAGCGCCGAGAGATCGCCGTCGACGACGAGTTCCCGCAGGCCCGCATCACCGCAGCGGAGATCAAGGGCAACGCCAGCCGCGGCACGCAGTCCACGCCGACACCGGACGACGACCCGTGGGCCGGCCAGCAAGTCGCTCAGCCCGGATCCGGCAAACCCCAGTAGCAGCACTCGGCCGCCCGCGCCGGAATCGCGGGCGGCCACCCCTCAGGAAACCACAGCGAGAGGACAAGCCATGACCTCCGTGCAGCCCGCCCTCGACGGCTCCATACCCGCACCCAAGGTGCCCGCGGCCCGCCGGCGTGTCGACGACTACGAAACGTGGGTCGACGAAGTGTGGCCCACCTTCGTCAAAGCCGCAGCCACCGGCCAGCCCTTCACCTCATGGGACATAGCCGACGCCCACAAACTCCCCGAGCCGCCGAACAGCCGCTCCCACTGGGGCAACCTGATCAGCCGCCTGCGGAACGAAGGGCTGATCACCCACTACGGGTGGACCAACAGCCACCGCCCCGGCGACAACGACTCCGGCGTCAAGGTCTGGAAAGGCACCCGCGCCGCCCGCCAGCAGCAGGGCAGGGCCGCCGCATGACCGCCGTCGACTTCCTCTTCGCCGCCGGCTACCTCGCCCTCGTCGGCCTCTTCGCCCGCGCCGTCTGCCGTCGCCTCCCCGGCGGCCGTGCCCACCGCCAAGCCGAACGCCGAGCCCAAGTCGCCCGCGAGCTCGCCGCATACCGACTCTGGCGCCTCAACCCACCCCGCATCGACACCACCCCCGGCGACCCCTACAGCGACCTCCGCCTCGAAGCCGAACTCATCGCAGCAGCCAGCAGGAAGGAGCAGGTCTCATGACCACCGCCCGCGAACTCCCGGCCCACGGGACCTACGCCCGAGCCCGCGGCAACCACCGCAGCGGCGCCCAGCGCTGCCGCTGCTACCCCTGCCGCGCAGCCGAAGGCGCCTACGCCAAGCGGCGCAAGTACCTCCAAGCATCCGGGCGCCCCCTCCTCGCCGACGCCGCCCCGATCGCAGCACACCTCAAGCGCCTCACCGCAGCCGGCGACTCCCTCACCGTCATCGCCGACCAGATCGGCTACTCCCGCAGCACCCTCGCCAACATCGTCAGCGGCCGAACCCGGCGAGTCCGCAGCGCCCTGGCCGACAAGATCCTTGCCATCCGGCCCGGCAAAGCCATGGCCAGCAACAAGTCAGTCCCCGCGATCGGCTCCGTCCGCCGGCTCCGGGCGCTCGCCGCCCTCGGCCACTACCTCAAGGACATCGCAGCAGCGGCAGGCATCGACCAGTCCACGGCCAGCTATGTGCTCAACGGCCACCCCGAGACGGTGCAGTACGACCTCGCACTCCGCATCGACCGCGGCTACCGGCAGCTCGGCACTCGCCGCGGAGGCTCCATCCGCATCCTGCGCCGAGCTGAGCGAGAGCAGTGGGCGCCGCCCGCGGCATGGGACGACGACCAGATCGACGACCCGAACGGCACGCCCGACGCCGGCGACAGCGCCGAGATGAACCGCGACGAGCTCGCCGAGTACCGCCGCCAGGAGATCGCCCACCTCGCCGCGTTCAACGTGCCCGAACACGAGATCGCCCAGCGCCTCGGCATGAGCCCCCACTACGTCCACGACCTCATCCGCGACCGGCTCACCGAAGCCGCCTGAACGCACGACAAAGGCCCCGCACAGCGGGGCCAGGAAGGAGGGGACGTGTCAGGACTTCGGAGCAGGCGCGATCTTCGCAACCCACTCGCGGGTGAAGCCGGTCAGCTTCGCCATGTGCGACGGGCCCTTGCCCTCGGCGCGCCCCTTCACCAGGAGCGCACGCAGCTCGGCGTCAGCGTCGTTGAAGGCCTTCTCGGCTCGAGCACGCTTCTTCGCTGCGGTCTGAATCTCCAGGTCGAGGGTGTCCATGCAGCACATGTTGGCATAGGCCACCCCATCCGCGCTACGCGAACGCGCATAGTGGTCGCGAATCTCGACCGCGAACGCTATTCTCATCTCGTGAGGGTGAACACCCCCACCGCATCGCCCCCATGAGGGCTGTCACGAATCACCAATCTCCAGCCGCGACACCCCTCACGAGAAGGAAGAACCCATGGGCTACCAGCTACGCCGCTGGTTCGAAGACCGGCTCCCACAGGAGATCTCCTCTGGCGAGCGCGTCGTCGCCCTGGCCATCGCCGACCTCGTGTGGGACGACAGTCGCATCGGCTATGGCAAGAAGTTCATGGCCAAGCTGCTCCACAAGACGGGCTTCGAGAACGAGGCCCAGCTCGGCAAGGTGCTCGGCAAGCTCGCCGGCCGGGGGATCGAGCTGCGCGTCCCGATCTGCGGGCAGGACGGCAAGCCCCTCAGGAACAAGCGCGGGCAGCTGGTGTACGCGCACCGAGGGCACCAGCGCACGTTCCGCGTGCCGCTGGAGTCCGAGTTCCCGGGACGGGCCGCACCGTACTGGAACGACGACGAAGAAAGGTCACCCGACAGGGAGACCAATAGCTGGTTCACCGACGAAAGGTCACCCGCTAGGGAGACCTTTAAGGCCGAAAGCTCACCCGCCAGGGAGGGCTATAGGGGAGAAAGGTCACCCGCTAGGGAGTCAATGGTCACCCAGGCGGGAGACCCTATCCCCCTAACCACACCTTCCTTCCCTCCCTCCGTGACCCCCCGCCCCCGCGCTGCTGAAGGGAAGGCCGGAAGCAGCAAGCAGCAGGACCCGGCACTCACCGCCGCTACTGCCTTCCTGCAGAACCTGCCTCAGCCGTGGTCCGTCGGCCGCGTCACCGCCAGCGCCATGGCCCCCCAACTGCTCGAGGTCATCACCGAGCAGGGCTGGCAGCTGGACGACGAGCTCGTCACGAAGCTCACCGAACGCCCAGAAGGCGTCAAGCAGCCGTCAGCTGTGCTGCGTCTCCGGATCAACGACCTGCCCAAGGCCCCGCGGCAGCACGCCCCCACGACCGGCCCGTCGCTGCCGCCCTGGTGCGGCGAATGCGGAGACGGCAACCCGGCTGCCGAGTTCAACGCCAAGTTCCGCAAGGCCCCCGGCTCCAGCAAGCCGTGCCTCAACTGCCACCCCGAAACCCAGACCGCTGAAGCGGCCTAGCCAAGGAATCCAGTGACCCTCTACGACGACGCCCCGCCCGTCACCCTCGACCGTGTACCGCCCCACGACCTCGACGCCGAATGCGCCGTCCTCGGCTCGATGATGCTCGCCCGTAACGCCACCCTCGACGTCGTCGAAGTCGTCGACGGAGTGAAGCAGCCCTTCTACAAGCCGGCTCACGAGACCATCTTCAACACGATGCTCGCCCTCTACGCGGGCGGGCAGCCCCTCGACCCGATCACCGTCACCAACCGGCTGCAGCAGGACGGCAGCCTCGAGCGCGTCGGCGGCGGCCTCTACATCCACGGCCTCGTCAACTCGGTCCCCACCGCCGCGCATGCCACCCACTACGCCGAGATTCTCCGCGACCACGCCCTCCTGCGAGCCGTCATCCAGACCGGCACGGAGCTCGTGCAGATGGGGTACCGCGCCCAGGCCGCCCACGACACTGCGGCACAGATCGTCGACACCGCCGCCGCGAACCTGCAGGAACTCACCACCGCCGCGAAGGGCGGCATCGAGTCCCGCGAGTGGATGCTCGACCGCGTCGTCGACGCCGTCCTCGATGAGTACGACAACCCCCGCGACGACGTCCTGCCCCTGCCGTGGGCCGACCTCCAGTCCGTCGCCCCGATGGAACCCGGCGACCTGGTCGTCATCGCGGGCCGCCCGGCCATGGGCAAGAGCCTCGTCCTCCTCGGCATCGGCCGGCACGTGTCCATCAAGCACCGCCGCGGCGTCCTCATCGCCTCGATGGAGATGTCCCACGTGCAGATGGGGCAGCGCCTCGTCGCAGCCGAGGCCCGCGTACCGCTGCACGGTCTGCGCGCCCGCACCCTCGACCGCCAGCAGTACGCAGCCGTGCGGGAAGCGCGCGAACGGATCCGCCGCTCGCCGCTGCGCATCGACGACACCCCGGCCGTGCCCGTCTCGAAGTGGCGCCGCAAGTTGCGGCAGCTGCAGGCGAAGGACGAACTGCCCGCGGCGCTGATCGTTGACTACCTGCAGATCGCGAAGGCCGAGACCAAGGCGCAGAACCGCGTCATCGAGGTCGACTCGATCGCGGTTGGGCTGAAGGCTCTGGCCCAGGAGTTCAAGATCGTGGTCATTGCTGCGGCTCAGCTCAACCGCGTGAGCGAGCACCGCACCGACAAGACCCCGACCCTGTCGGACCTCCGCGAATCCGGCGGCATCGAGAACAACGCCAACATCGTGATCCTCCTGCACCGCGAGGACTACTACGACCGCGAGTCCCCCCGCGCCGGCGAGTTCGACTTCATCGTCGCCAAGAACCGCATGGGCCACAACGCCACCGTCACCACCGCCTGGCAAGGCCACTACGCCCGAATTGTCGACATGGAGGCATCATGACCACCCGCGACACCGACCTTCAGGCGATCTGCGACACCTGCCTCACCGCCATCACGGATGGCGAAGGCCACGTCTGGATCGACCAAGACCTCACCCGCCGCGCAGCCCGTCGGCAGCAGGGCCAGCCCACCGACTGGGACGACTCCGACGACATCAAGGGCATCACCGTCGACGGCGGCATCCCCTGGAACACCACCCACACCGCCTGCGCACCGCAGAAGCCAGCCTGGGCCTACGCCATCCCCGTCGAACGGATCAATACCTGGCCCGCGTTCCTTCACTGGACGGCCCACTTGATGAACAAGGGCTGGGTCGAGGTCACCAACTGGGACATGTTCATCCTCCAGAGCGTCGAGCCGCAGCGCGGGGCTGTATCCGGTCTCCGCCCTGCCCGCCCGCAAGACCTTGAGTTCCGGGGGGTCGGCTCATGACGGACACCTGCCCGAACTGCCTGGCCCCGGCATACCGCCCGCGAAGGAACGGCGCCGCGGCGACCAGATCGCCCACGGCTACATCTGCCGCTGCGGACACCGCTGGGCCACCACCCGATCCGCCGCCGCATACGCCGAGCCGCGCCGACCCCAGGCCCGCGCCGCATGACCCCGGCCGGCCCCACACCCGTACCCACCACCCCGAAGGAGAACTGATGTACCGCAGCGACAACGACGCCCTCACGGTCATGGACTGGTTCTGCGGCGCCGGCGGATCCAGCCAGGGCGTGCACGCCGTCCCGGGCGTCCGCGTCGAGAGAGCCGCGAACCACTGGAAGCTCGCCATCGAATCCCACGCCGCGAACTTCCCCACCACCAGCCACTACCAGGGCGACATCCGTAAGGCGCCCGTCTGGGACTGGCCCGTCACCGACATCTTCTGGGCCAGCCCCGAGTGCACCAACTGGTCCGTGGCCAAGGGCAAGAAGCGGGACTTCTCCGGGGCGATGCAGGGCAGCCTCCTCGACCTGCTCGCCTCCGCCGAGGAGGACGAGGAGCCGTCCGCCGAGGAAGAGTCCCGCGCACTGATGGAGGAAGTGCCGCTGTACCTGCGCGGTGTGCAGGAGCGCGGCGGCCTCGTGAAGGCCGGCATCGTCGAGAACGTCACCGACGTCCGCGCCTGGGACCAGTGGGACCGGTGGATCGGCGAGATCCACAAGCTCGGCTACCGCACCCGAATCATCGCCCTCAACAGCATGCACGCGAACCCGAGGTCGGTGCACGCCGCGCCGCAGTCCCGCGACCGGCTGTACGTCGGCTACTGGCACGAGTCGCTGGGCCGCACGCCGGACTGGGACAAGTGGCTCCGGCCGCGCGCCTGGTGCTCCGGCTGCGACGCCTACGTGCAGGCGATGCAGGTGTTCAAGGACCCGAAGCGGGACATGGGCCGCTACCGGCAGCAGTACGTGTACCGCTGCCCCAACGTCTCCTGCCGGAACCAGATCGTCGAGCCGGAGGCCCTGCCTGCCGCCGCGGCGATCGACTGGTCACTCCCCGGGCAGCGGATCGGTGACCGGGCCAAGCCCCTCGCCGCGAAGACCATCGCCCGCATCGAGGCCGGGCTGAAGAAGTTCGCCCGCCCGGTGCCGATGATGGTCCCAGCCGGAGGCACGTGGCGCGACGCTGCGGTCAGCGTTGGCGAGCCGATGCCCGCGCGGACCACCCGCGAGAACGACGCCCTGATGGTGCCGCCGCTGTTGGTCCCCGTCGAGGGCCGGGAGGGAAAGAGCGCCGCCTCGGCCCACGCGCCGCTGCGCGCCATGACCACCCGCAACGAGACCGGCCTTGCCTGGCTCCCGTTCATCGCCGAGCTGCGCGGCGGTGGCAGCGTGGCCCGCTCCGTCTCCGAGTCCCTTGCCACCGTGACCGCATCCGGGAACCACCACGGGCTCGTCATGCCCGCGATGGTCATGCGGAACAACGGCTCCAAGGGCGACGGCGGCGAGCACTGCACCACGCCGGCCGAGCCGTTCCGCACGATGACGACCGCCGGCCACCAGTCGCTCCTCACGTGGGAGCACATGCTCGTCCCGTACTACGGCAACGGGGCGCCGAGGTCCGTCAATGACCCGATCGGCGCGCTCACGACCCGAGACCGGTACGCCCTGGTGCGCGGCGAAGTCGACATCAACGATGTCCTCTTCCGGATGCTTGAGCCCCACGAGATCGGCCGGGCCATGTCCTTCGCCGACGACTACGTCGTCCTCGGCAACAAGCGGGAGAAAGTGAGGCAATTCGGTAACGCCGTCACCCCCAACGCCGCCGAAATCCTCGTCTGTGCCCTCGTCGAAGCGATCACCGGCGAGGAGATAGACCGCCACACCCGCCCGGCCGTGTACGCCCCCGCCGCCTAGCAACCAGCGCCCACGACAACCCACCACCCGAAGGAGAAGACCGATGGCCGACAAGGACGAACCGCCCGGCGGCTACACGACTCGCATCTGCCGGAACTGCTGGACCGCCATCCATTGGACCGGCTCCGGCTGGACGCACGGCGAGGGTCTCGAGTTCCGCGACAGGGCCCACGTTCCGCAGCCCCCGATGTTGCCGACACCCCCCGCCCCGTGAACGACGAGCGCCCGCCGGGGGCTATCCGGCGGGCGCCCCGCCAGCATCCCACGAAGGAGACAAGCCATGGACCGTGACGAAGCCAAGCGCCTGACCCTCGACGCGCTACAGCACACCCTCGACGGCGACTTCGACCGTGCTTCGGAGAACGTCACCCGCCTCTTCGCCACCAAGAACCCGTCGACCCTGTACCTGGCCTGCGGCGGATGGGCCGGCTCGAGCGAGGTCGCCCTGGAGAGGGTGCACGGCGAGCGCGCCGAGGGCGAGTGGACGCTGGCCGATGTCCACCCCGGCGGACTGGGGGCCAGCCCGGAGGAGACGTTCGCGCTCCGGTTCATCACCGCCTACTGCAACGGCGACTGGCCGACCACCGCCGCCCTCTTCTCGGCCGCGGCCCGGGCGGAGGGCAAGCAGTTGGCCAAGTCCATGGCCGCCCTGCTGAAGATCTCCGCCTACCTCAACGCGAAGGCTCTCGGCACGGCGGTGCAGCAGTGACATCCAAGCGACTCATCGCCCGCACGACCGCCGTCGTCCTGGCGCTGTTCTTCATCGTCGCCGTCTCGGCCGGTGCCTACTACGACGCTGGCGGCTGGCCTGCCGTGGCCGTCGTCTGGGCCATGGGCGCCGTGCTCCTCGCCGCGGTCCGCGCGTTCGTTTGGGCCTTCGACAACTGGAACGCCCAGTGACCCCCGCCCCCGACCTGCCGCCGTTGTGGCCGGAGGGCTGGTGGGTGGAGCCGTGCGACACCGCCCCACCCCCAGCCCCGCCGCCGCCCCGCATCCCGCGGTGGATGAAACGAACCGTCACCGTCCGCCCGATCGACGACTACCCGGAAGGAGCCGAGACGTGAGCCGCCCGCCGACCGTGAAGCAGCTGCTCGTCCTCGCCGATCGTGCCGAACGCGGCCCACTGTCCGCCGCGGAGGCGAGCCGGCTGCGTGAAGGGATCGCCGCCCTCGAGACGTCGCGCCGATCCAAGGCCGGCCGGATCCATGCCGCGCTAGACCGGCAGCAGCAGGCCGAGGAGGAGATCGCCGCCGTCCGCCGGTTCATGGCCAGGGCCCGCCACCGGGGCGCCCGGGTCGTGCAGATGTGGGCCCTCGAGCGAATCCTCGATGGGACGGCCGACGACGAGCAGGAGGCGGCGTGACGCATCTGCCGCCTTGTCGTGGACCGCAACAGGCCCGAGAGAGGGCCTGAGCGCCCGTCTAAGCGCCTCGCAGCCTCCGGACGGACTCCGCGACGCACAGCCCCGAGAACGCCAGCGAGGCGCACAGCCCCGCCGAACCGCCAACCTCAGTCTGAAAGGCCCGAAATGACCCAGCCCGAGACCGCGCTCCCTGACTTCATCGACGTGTCCCGCTACCGGCACGACCACGGCCACCAAGCCTGGGCCTGGCGCTGCTGGGGCAACGGCGACTGCGTTGGCTGGCTCAGCCTCGACCACTCCAGCCAGGAGTCAGCCGACCGCTCCGCCCACAAGCACCTCTGCGAGAACCACGCCGACGTGGTCGCCGCCCTCGACCCGCAGGAGGCGTCGTGAGCTACGACATCAGCCTCCACGTCGAGATCGACACCGGAGGACCCGAGCCCGTCGACTACTGCGCCGACGACATCGGCAACTACACCAGCAACGTCGCCGGCATGTGGACCGAAGCCCTCGGCTACCGGCTCGCCGACCTCAAAGGCAAGACCGCAGCCGACTGTGCTGACGACCTCAAGCGCGCTGTCGCCGACATGGAAGCCGACCCCGGCAAGTACGAGCTCATGGAACCCGCGAACGGCTGGGGCGACTACGAGGGCGCCCTCGACTACCTGCGCCGCCTTCGCAACGCGTGCCTCGCCCACCCCAAAGCGCAGATCCGCATCAGCCACTGACCCACCCGCACGCCCTGCCGTACCGCCTGAACGGAGCCCGCCGTGACCGACACCTCGCCTTCGTGCTGCATCTGCGCCAGCGCCCTGTGGGACGACGAACAGGGCCGGTACATCTGCCGCCCCTGCGAGACCCGCATCGACCGCGACCTGATCGCCCTCGCCGGACCCAGCGGCCTCTACGCCCGCCTCTGCCTCCGCACCGGACCCAGCAAGCGAGCAGGCGGCCCGGCAGTCTCCGGCACCCGCAACTCCACCATGCCGCCCAACGAGCAGGTGCTGAACCTGATCGCCAACGGCGGCATCGTGTCCGACCTCGAGACCTGGGTCGCCGACTGGGCCACCTACGGACTCGCCCACCTCGCCACCGGCGGCCGGCTCCAGTACCGCGTCGACCAGGCCGTCGCCACCCTGCGCCTCAACCTGACCCAGGCGGCCCTCCGCCACCCCGCCCTCGATGAATTCGGGCGCGAGATCGGCAAGCTCAAGCGCACCTGCCACGCCATCATCGACGGCGAGCGGCAGCCCATCCGCATCCCCGTCCACTGCAACACGCCCGACTGCGACGGGATCCTCCGCGTCACCCTCGACACCGACAGCGAGACCTGCCGCAACTGCCGCCGCGAATACGGGCACACCGAAGCCCTCAAGCTCACACCCACCGAGAGGCGGGCCGCGGCATGAACGCCGAAGACCAGCTTCGATCCCAGGTGCGCGCGGCCCTCGAGCGAACGAACATCAGCCAGGCGGAGGCCGCCCGCCAGTTGGGACTCTCGACGAAGCACATGAGCCAGATGCTCACCGGCCGAGCGACGCTCACTCTCGACTGGGCGGAACGTATCGTCGCCCTCTGCGGCATGCGCATCGTCGTCCTCGCCCTGACCGGCACGCCCGATGAGGCAGCCGCCTAGTCTGCCGGCAGTCTGAGCGCCAGATCATGCGCGAGCCGTTCGGCCTCGACCGCCAGGTCGTCGCTCGGCTCGCCCCACGCCAGCAGCAGGCCGACCGCCTTCCGCAACTCATCCCGGGTGATCAAAGGCTCACGCTCATCCATGACCAGGACAACGAGAAGCCCCCCGCCTTCGTGGCGGGGGGCATCGTCGCGTCTGGGGTCAGGAGACCAGCGTCTCGTCCAAGTAGGCCTGCACTTGAGGGAACAGTCCCCAGGGCACGTAGGTCGGGATGTCCTCGAGCCGGATCCACGACACCTCGGCCAGCTCCTCCTCGTCGGCGACGAACGCCTCGCCCGCCACGACTTCGCAGGCGACGTAGGTCATGTGCCGGCCGGTTTGCGGGTGGACCCGGTCGCCGAGCGTGCGGACCGCCTTCACCTCGAGCCCGACCTCCTCCTGGGTCTCCCGTACTGCGGCCTGCTCCGGCGTTTCGCCCTGCTCGATGCCGCCGCCGGGGAACGCCCACAGCAGCTTCCCCTCCCGCTCCCGGCGCCGAATCATCAAGACCCGTCCGCCGTCGGTAATGATCGCCGTCGAGATGGGCTGTTCGGTCTGGGTCATGCGAGCGCCTCCAAGATCGGCGGGAAGATGCGGTCGGACGGAATGAACTTGGTGAGCTGGTCGATCGGAACCCATACGACCTCCGCGTTCTCGATCGGGTCGCGGTTCTCGGCTTCGCCCATCAGGTAGTCGGCGAGCGCGTACTCGGCGACCACGCCTGTGAGCGGGTGGACGCGGGAGCCGAGATGCTGCCGCACCGTGCAGCGGACCCCGGTCTCAGCGTGCGTCTCCTCGACCGCGACGACGGCCGGCGAGCGGCCCGGCTTCACCATCCCGGCCGGGAACTGCCAGGAGATCGACTCATCCCCGCGGCGACACACGAGAAGCACCTCCCGGTCACGCTGCACCACGGCGATCGCCACCCGCAGCGCCTGCGCGGTGACCGCCGTCGCGGGCCGTAGCCCGTCCCTGAACCTCAACCGCACTGATGCATCAGCCCTTTCCAGCATCGTGTCCAATGCCGCCTGGATCTCGGTGCGGGGAACGATCCCGGGTCGGCTGTGCCAGGTGGCGACCGTCCGCAGGTTGACGCCGAGACGGTCAGCGAACGCCTGATTCGTCATGCGGAGCGCGTCCTGCAGCTGGCTCGCTGCCTGGCCTGTCCACCTGTCGACGACGTCCACTCTCATGCTCCAGCCGGTCGGGTGCTGGGGAACTGCACTGCGGATGCACTGGGACAGCACTGCCACTGCATCACTGGCTCATTGGGCGATAAGCCGCTGGCAGCCAGGCTCGAAGGCATGACGAACCAGCTACTTCCCGCGGGAGATCTGCTCGGCGCGCTGGGCAGACACGCCGTCCATGACCTGGCCGATCTCGCGCCACGTCTTGCCGTGCTCGTGCTTCAGCTCGAGGGCAACGTCTTTGCGGACTTCTCGGAGTTGGTCGGTGACGGCGACCTCGACCATGCGACTCGCCCGGTACCGCTCGGTGGGATCGCTGATGTCCATGAGGGCTCTCAGCGATTCCACGACGTGCGCGACGGCGGTCTCCGGGGTCTGGGTCATTCCATGAGAGTAGGGGCGATTCGGGACTCGTTCAAGCTTGCGCTTGACGGGAACCCGGGATGCCTCTACCTTTCAAATCAGAGCTTGAAAGCGCGGCTCACTCCTACCGGACCACGTCCGTCGGGCTGCGCACCAACAACCGAAGACGGGCCGGACACCGCGACTCCTACATCGCAGGCCGGCCCTAACCACCAGGATCTTTGAGAGGACCCCTGATGGATGCTCGACAGTCTACGGCTGCCCATGTGCGCGCCGTCTCCAGCCCCTCCCGCCGGCTGATCGCTGCTGGCATCAAGCGCGGCTCCGGCCCGCTGGCCGTTCAGGTCCTGTCGGACGCCGACCGTGCCGCCCACGACGCCGCGTCCTACGTCCGCCCCCTCAAGGCCGCGGCGTGATGACCGCCGAGACGCCGGCGAAGGCCGAGCAGCCGGAGACGCCGGGCCCGAAGTTCGCCAAGTGCCCGATCTCCACGACGCCGGCGACCGTCGACCTGTGCCAGGCCGACTACCAGGCCGGCGCCGAGGATCGCCGCCTGTTCGACCAGCGCGCCAAGCGGCAGCACGGCCGCTGACCCCCTGACCGCCGCGCCCGGTCCCACCCCCGGCCGGGCGCGGCTCTCCACCCCATCCGCATGACCACCGGAAGGCACAGCCATGCCCAAGAACACCGCTGCCCAGCTCGCCGAGTCCGTCGACAAGGTCGTCGCCCACCTGAACCAGCAGGGCCCGCAGCTCACCGCCGACGAGGTCCGGGCCGCGCACCGGCAGCTCGACCAGGCCGCCGCGGACGGCACCACCGCCGACGACGTCCGCTGCTACCGCCGCAGCTAACCCCCAGACCGCCGGGGCGTGGACTCCAACCCCCGCCCCCACGCCCCGGCACCCCACCCCCGTCCGGATTGACCACCCGAAAGGCCACCGTCATGACCCGCACCGCCCTCCGCCTCGTCACTGCCGACCTCGACGCCTACGAGGCCGACCGCCGGGCCCGCCTCGACCTTCAGGCCCGCTACGAGGAGGCGCTCCAGTCCTGGGATCGCATCGAGATGGTCCGCATCGAGGCCCTCGCCGCGGACTACGACACCCGCCACCCCGGCGAGACGCCCGTCCTCGCCGGCCTCGAGCACGTCGACTACCCCGCCGCCGCCTGACCGGCTGCCTGTGGCCCCGGACCAGTCCGGGGCCGCGGGGAGCTGGGACAGCCCCGGTCACCACCCACAAGGAGACCCACATGTTCGGACGCAAGGCAGCCGAGACCAGCAACCCGGTCCGGCATGCACGGCACATCGAGCGCACCAAAGCGATCCGAGAGATCAACCCGGAGGCCGACGCGAAGATCGTCGCCAACTGCCTCGAAGTCTCGGAGTCGACCGCGGCCGAGTACCTCCGCGAGGCCGAAGCCCGCTAACTCACCCCGCCGCTACTGACCGGCTGTCCGATCCGCCCGTCTCGCACGGGCGGTGAGGAGAACCGGCGCAGACCCCGCCCGCCCCGACCCGAAGGAATCCGTCGTGATCCTCGACCTGACCGCCATCGCCCGCCGGGCCCGAGTCGCCGTCCTTGTCGCCGGACTGGCCTGGATGTTCGGCCTCACCCCGCCGCCCGGCACCCGCATCGGGCTCCTGCTCCTCGTCGCCGCCGCGTTCGTCATCGACCAGTGGCTCGACCAGAAGCAGCCCACCCGCACCATCCGCATCCCCGCCCCGCGCCACCGCCAGCACGCATAACCCGGAAAGGACCCGATCATCGTGAGCAGCTGGTTCGAAGAGCGCCGCGCCGACAAGGTTGCCGACGCCGAAGAGCAGCGCCGGACCCGCGCGTTCGAGGCCGAGCTGCGCCGCGAAGAGCGCCGCAAGGACCGCGACGAAGAGCGCGCCGACAAGGCCCAGGCCCGCCGCGACAAGGCGCTGCGCAAGCAGGCCCGCGCCGCCCGGCGGGAGAAAACCCTCACCCCCGGCAACGTGTACCGCAAAGGCACCCTGCTCCTCGTCGCCATGTCCGCGCTCGCCGCCATCCCCGCCCAGGTCGCGTACTTCGTCAAGAAGTCGCTCATGCTCCTGCCGGTGCCGTTCGCCCTCGAAGGCGCCGCCTGGGTCATGGCCGCCGGCGTCGCCTACGCCGACGAGCGGAAACTCCCGGCTTGGGTCCGGTGGCTGCTCCGGGCGTTCTGCCTCTCCGCCGCCGGGTTCGCCGCCCGCATCAACTACATCCACGGCTCCGAGCAGGGCGCGCTCGTCGGCTGGGGCCTCGCCGCGGTCACCATGCTCGGCCCGCTGTACTTCGAAGTGCGGCAGTGGGTCATCACTCTGTCGGCCGCGATCTCCAACCCGCGGCAGCAGGCTGAGGAGCGGGCCCGCCGGAAGCACGACCGCCGGCGCCGGCGTCACCACCGGGACGTTGCGAAGGTCGCCGACCGTCTCGTCTCCGCCGCGCCCTACGGCACGCTCAAGCCGGAGGAGGCCTGGGCCCGGGCGTGGGCCATCGTCCACGGCACCACGGAGCCCGGGATGACCCCTCGTATGCACGCCTGGGCAGTGAAGTCCGCCGCAGCGCTGGCTACCGCCCAGCAGCCGCTGCCGCTCGACTCCAAGACGATCCGGACTCGCATAGAGGGTCGCCTGCACGCTTCCGCATTCGTCCTCCCGACGGCCTCCGGGACGCCTCTCGGAATGACCAAGAGTGCGCAGGTCGTGACCGATCTCCCCCCTGCCTCGAAGACGCGCGAGAAGACCCCCGTCAAGCCGGCCCGCAGGCAGCCCCCGGCGCACCGCCGCAGCAAGGGCGACGCGCTGCCGTTCCACCCCATCGCCAAGACCGTCGCGGCCGACACCGCCCGCAAGGTCACCGCCGTCAACGGTCACCACTGAGGAGCCCGCCGTGACTACCGCCCCGTACACCGAGCACGCCCTCGCCCGGCCGGCGCTCAGCCTCGTCGAAGACCTGCCCGACGTCGTCGAAGGCACAGTCGTCGAGCACCAGGTCGAGAAGGTCCGCCCCGCATGGATCGAGTCCCAGACCGCACGCCTCAAGGCCGCGAAGCGCCACGTCGCCGACAACCGGGGCTACCTCCCGTGGGTGCCCCGCGGCTACGGCAACCTGGCCCAGCGCTGGCTCGACGCCCGCCGCGACGACTACCCGCAGATGATCCGATCCGCCCGCGCCGAACTGAAAGCCTCAGACGGCAAGGTCGACGACGAGTCGAAGCTGAAGGAGCTCGTCCAGCAGCGGCGCGCCGAATACCGCCGCCACAAGTGGATCCACACCGGCAAGACCGCCGCCTGGGGCAGCGTCATCGGCGCCAGCAGCACCGTCGGCCTGGCCGTCGGAGGCCTGTGGATCGACCTGGCCATCGGCCTTGCCGGGTATGCCACCGGCGTGTGGCACGGACGCCCCGGAGCGTGGAACCCCATCGGCGCTCCTGAGCTTGCCCCAGGCGAGCCGACCGTCGACCTCGACGGCGAAACGCTGCAGAAGGCTGTCAACGACGCCGGCTTCCCCGGCCGTATCGCCATCGTGCAGCCCACCCTTCAGCAGCCGGACGGCACCAGCGTCACCGTCTTCGACATGCCGTCCGGCGCCACCGTCGCCGCGCTGAGGAAGAAGCTCGAAGCTTTCGCCGCCGCCCTCGGCCGCGACGTGTCCATGGTCGACGTCACCAAAGCCGGCGCTGCCGGCCGGGTGTCACTGTGGATGTCCGACACCGACCCGTTCTTCACCCCCCGGCCCTCGCCGCTCCTCGATCTGCGCGGCCCGCTCGACGCCTTCGATGTCGGCGTACCCGTCGCCTGGGACAAGCGCGGCCAGGCCATCGTCCTGCCCCTCCACAACAGCTCCTTCGTCATCGCCGGCATGACCCGCTCCGGCAAGGGCGTCGGCGCCTCCAACCTGATCGCCGGTGCCGCCATGGACCCGCGGATCAACCTGCGGATCGTCGCCGGCAAGGAGAACGGCGAGTGGAACGCCTACGCCAAGGCTGGCGTCGCCGCCACCTACTTCAAGCCCAGCCCGGAACGTCTCCTCGCCCTGCTGAAGGCCGAGATCGGGGACATGGGCCGGCGGAACCGTGAGCTCGACAAGCTCGGCAAGTCGAAGGTCACCACCGACACCATCAGCGCAGTCGGCGGCCTCGAGGTTCTCGTCATCGACGAGGTCGCCACCTACACCCGCCCGGGAAAGCGGCTGCGCGAGGAGATCCTCGAAGCGCTGATCGAGCTCTCCGCAGTGGCGGCCGGCGCCGGCATCCTGCTCGTACTGATCACCCAGTATCCCGAGGTCGACGTCCTGCCCGCCGCGCTCGCCATGAACTGCGGTACACGCTGGGCGATGAAGGTCGACAACGCCACCCAGTCGAACGCCATCCTCGGCGGCGGAGCCTCCGGCATGGGCCGCGACGCCTCCAAGTTCGACCCGCCGCTCCCCGGCCTCGGCTGGCTCGTCAACGGCTTCGCCGGCATCACCGACCTCGCCCGGTCCTTCGACCTCGACGAGGACAAGCGCGGCGAGATCAGCCACCTCATGATGCGCGCCGCCCGGATCCGCGAGAAGGCCGGACGACTCGTCGGCCAGTGGAAGGACCCGATCGAGCAGCAGCTGCTCAACGAGACCGGCCTGTCCTCCGCCGCCGGGGGACCGGACCGCAACGGAACACCCGGCCGCGCCGTGCACGAGCTCACCCTCGAGCAGCGGCAGCAGCTCGAAGCGGTCCGCGGCGCGATGGCCGCCATGGACCACCTCGATCGCGACGAGGCCCAGTTGGACGAGATGGCCCGCTTCATCGGCGGCTCCATGACTCAGGACCGGCTCGGTGAGCTGCTCCGCGCGGCCGGGGCCGGCGGCACGGTGAAGGTCTCGGTCCCGCACAAGGCCGGCCGAGTGAACGGCTACCGACGGGCGGACATCGCGGACGCCCGGAGGTTCCTCGAAGGCGCCTGACCCCCTGTCCACCCCCGGACATCGGCCCAGTTTGACCCGGAATACCCCCTGGCCAGGGGGTGGACAGCACCCGGACACGACCCGGGTCACGTCCACCCCCTGACCACCCCCCGTCCAGGCGACATACCGGGGCAATCTGTGCGCCTGTCCGGGGACAAACCACCATGAAACACCACCCAAGGAGAAGGCTATGACCGTGTACCAGCGCAACAGGCGAGACGCCAAGCGAGCCGACCGAGAGGTCCGCAAGGGCCAGAAGCTGTACGTCCTCAAGAAGGTCGCCACCAACCTCGCCCCCTACGAGGACAGCCACCTGTACTCCGAGTACACCGTCTCCTACCGGCACCCGCTCATGCCCGGATGGATGATCTCCGGCTCGCTGTCCGTCGAAGGCCTCGTCCTCCGCGAAGGGCCCGTCTACACCAGCCCCCGAAGGGCGTCCGCAACATCGCGACCCCCGGCCCGCAGGTCGCCGCCCCCGACCCGCAGAAAGTCGCCGACCGGGCCAAGCGCGGAATGTTCGCCCGCCGATGACCACCACCCTCACGCCGGCCCGTGTCGAGGTCACCGTCGACCTCGACACGCGGCTCGCCATCGCCGACGCCGCCATGACCCTCCGACTCGAGCAGGCCCAGCTCCAGTTCGATGTGAACACTGCTCACCTGCCCGAGCCGGTCGTCGACTTCGTCACCCCGATCCTGCCCGTCGTCGAGCCGGCCCCGGCCGTGAGCCCGCTCGCCGACGTCCTGCACCGCGCCCGCACCATCCTCCAAGAGCGTGGCTGGACCCGCGGCGGCCTCCGCGACGAACAAGGCGCCGTCTGTGCCGTCGGAGCCATTCGGGCCGCCGCGCACAACCGAGGCCAGGCCGACGAAGCCTGCGCCGTACTCCTCGACGCCATCCAGCGCGAGTTCGCCAGCGCCGAAACCGTTCCCTCGTGGAACGACCAGCAGACCAGCGCTACCCCCGTCATTCGCATCCTCGGTATTGCCGCCGAGAGGATGATGGACGCATGAGCGATGACCTGGTGGCGTTCCTGCGGGCCCGACTCGACGAAGACGAAGCAATCGCGCGCGGCACGGCGAGGCCGCTCAACTGGCATCAGGGCCCTGGCGACGATGACCCGGAGTGGGTCAGTGACGAGATGGTCCTCATGTGGCCGCCCGAATTCCACACCCCCTACGAGCAGGACAAGCACTGGCGGGGTCTGACCGCTGATCCGGCAGGGCTGGCCGCGCACATCGCCCGCCATGACCCGGCCCGCGTCCTGGTCGAAGTCGAGGCGAAGCGCCGGATCCTTGACGAGCACCAGGAGGGCACCCTCGGGTGCGCGGTGTGCGCCGCTCCTGAGGACTTCGACGAAGACTCCGAAGGCAACGCCGAGTGGAGTCGGGCGGCGAAGTGGTGGCCGTGCCCGACGCTTCGCCTGCTCGCCCTGCCGTATGCCTACCACCCCGAGTACCGCGAGGAGTGGCGGCCCTGACCCCGCTCTACGTGCGGCCCTCGTCTTCAGCGGGGGCCGTCGGCGTGGCGCGGGCCATCCACCGGTCGCCGACCAGCTGCACGGGCTGCTGCGTGACAAGGATGTCGAACCCGAGAGCGCGGAGCGCGGCGAGCATCGCGAGGCCGGCGGCGCATTCCTGCTCCGACTCGGCGATCACCCCAAAGCGAACCCCCATGCGGGCAGTCTGCCGCACGGGGGCCGGGGTGGAGGGGGAATGGCGGGGCTACACCGGATCAGGCCGCCACTGGTCACGGTAGTCGGGGTGGCCCAGGAACTCCCAGCCGAGCAGACGTAGCTGTTCGGCAGCGACCCGCCCTGGCAAGCCGGCGGTGCCGAGGTACGGCATCACGGTCCGCTCCAGCAAAGCCTGCCGTGCTTCGGCCGCGTGGAGGAGGAGTCGGGCTCTCTTCTCTGCGACGTCCAGCGGCACGTTCATGGCGGGAGCCCCTTGGGTGACGAGCATGTTGCCACTCCAGCGGGCTTGTTCCACCCCTTCAGCGAGTCGGGCTCGGACGAAAGCCACCAGGTCGTCGGTCATTGCTACGCCTCCGTCTCGTTCCTCAGCTTCCCCACGGTCGGGGGCCGCTTCCGCTCGACGCCTTCGGCTCGGGCGATGCGCCGGAACACTTCGGGGGTTAGGCCTGTCAGTTCGGCGAGCTGGCCGACGCTGGCGCCGGCCTTGAGTTCGCGGGCGGCCATCTCACGCATGGCTGGCTTGAGGTCTCGTTCGGCTTCGTAGTGCCGCTTGTAGCGGGCGAAGAGGTCGGCTGCGTCCTTGTCGGGCTGGTAGCTGGGCATGGCCCCATCGTCCCACATCGCGTCGGCCTACGGGAATGCCTACGCGTAGCCCTATTGACAGGGCTACGTGTAGGCCTCAGACTGGAGGTACATCGCAAGGCAGCACAGCAAGGGGGAGTACCCGTGAACCGTCGTCACCGCACCGCCCGCCAGGCCATCACCGCCGCACTCCACACCAGCCGGCACCTCGCCTACCGCACCCTGAGCGGCATCGTCGCCGTCCACGTCGACCAAGGCCGCCTCATCCGCACCGGCGACCTCCTCGACCGCCTCGGCGCAGACCTCCCCGACGGACAGTGCAGCTGGTACGGCCGGCACGTCGCCAAGGCCTACCGAGCAGCGAACGACGGCGCCGCCGCCATCAAGGTCTGGGCGCAGCACCGCACCACCGGCCGCTGGATCCACGTCCACGTCTACTCCCCGGTCGAGCCCGCCCTCTATACGGCGCTCCACACGTACAAGGCCACCCGCCCCCTCGCCGCCCAGGCCGCCTACACGGAGGCCGCATAGACCGAGCTCGCCGCCTGGGAGCTCACCCCCGACGAGGAAGCCCGCCTCGACCGCGACTACTGGAACCGCGACTACGACGACCCGCCCGACCCCGACGACTGACGGAGCCCATCCATGTGCGACTGCGGCACCTGCTGCCACGCCTGCGGACACGACCCCAACTGCACCAGCCAGCAACAGGAGGACGACCAATGACCCACCAGCCGCACCCCTTCGTCATCACCGCCGACGGCACCGACGTCGACTGGACCCACCCCGACACCTGCCCCGCCGGCGACACCTGCCCCATCGCCATCCGCGCCGACCAGCTCACCCTCGATGACATGGCCGCGCTCGCCGAAGGCCGCCCCGACGGCACCTACCAGCTCAGCCTGTACGGCTTCCACGGCCTGTGCCTCACCGACGACCACGGCCACCTCCTCGCCGACGCCGCCTGACATTGGCCCACACGGCCCGCCCCACACCGCGCCGGTGGGGCGGGCCACTTGTATGCACCCTCTGGCATCCTGTCAACAGGAGGGAGGCCACCGTGAGTGACGACGACACGCGTGCCCGGGGCGCCAACGGCAAGTACATACGCACCCTTCAAGGCGCCGAAATGGACGCTGAAGCCGCCCGGCTGCGCTCCAAGGGCTGGTCGTTCCAGCGGATCGCCGACGAGCTCGGCTACAGCAACAAGGGCAACGCCTGGCGCGCAGTCGACGCAGTCCTCCAAGCCACCGTCCAAGAGGCCGGCGATGAACTGCGCCGCCTCGAGCGGGAACGCCTCGACCGCCTCGCCGAAGCCGCCTGGGGTGTTCTCGACCGGCAGCACGTCACCGTCTCCAACGGGCGCATCGTCTCCCTCGGTGGCGAACCCCTCCCCGACGACGGGCCGGTGCTGGCCGCGATCGACCGGCTGCTCCGCATATCCGAGTCCCGCCGCAAGCTCGAGGGCCTCGATGCCCCGTCCCGCGTGTCGGTGGATGCCGAGAGCCTTGGCAACGAGATCGGCGCGATCCTCGACCGGCTCGGGGGCGTCGATGGCGACAGCGCCTGACATCGACCGCATCCGCGCCCAGGTCAACGCCCTCGTCAAAGCTGGGGATACGAAGCAGCTGAAGGCTTTGCGGGACAAACTGAAGGCGCACACCGACCGGCAGCAGTTGGCAGCCCGCACCTCCATGTACGGGGATCAGCCGGTCCGCTGGGTGGAGGAACGGCTCCGGCAGACGGTGTGGTCGAAGCAGCGGGAAATTCTCCACGCCGTCCGTGACCACCGGCGTACCGCGGTCCGCTCCGGGCACGGTGTCGGCAAGTCGTGGACGGCGGCGCTGGTCGTCTGCTGGTGGCTCGACACACACCCGCCCGGGAGCGCGTTCGTCGTCTCCACCGCCCCGACCTTTTCGCAGGTGCGGGCGATCCTGTGGCGCTACATCCGCAAGCACCACAAGGCCGGTGACCTCGCCGGCCGCGTCAACCAAACCGAGTGGCTCATGGATGACGAGCTGGTCGGCTACGGCCGGAAGCCCGCCGACCATGACGAGTCCGGCTTCCAGGGCATCCACGCCCGGTACGTGCTGGTCGTCCTCGACGAGGCGTGCGGCATCCCCGAGCAACTGTGGGTCGCGGCCGATGCGCTGGCGACCGGGCCGGACTGCCGGATCCTCGCAATCGGCAACCCGGACAACCCCGCCTCCCACTTCCGCAAAGTCTGTACCCCGGGGAGCAGCTGGCATCAGATCAGCATCTCGGCTTTCGACTCCCCGAACCTGACCGGCGAGGACATCCCGGAGGAGATGGCCGTTTCTCTCGTCGGCCGCGAGTGGGTGGAGGAGAAGGCGAAGGAGTGGGGTGAGGAGAACCCCATCTACCGGTCGAAGGTGCTGGGGGAGTTCTCTGCGGACGCTCCGAACCAGGTCGTCAGGGCGTCCGACATTGCGAACTGCCGGATGGCGGAGGCGGAGAGGCCGAAGGTCCACGAGCTTGAGCCTGTCGAGCTGGGTGTCGACGTCGGCGGCGGCGGGGACGAGACTGTGATCCGTGAACGTCGCGGCCGGCGCGCCGGGCGGGAGTGGCGGGCGCACACCGACCGGCCGGAGAAGATCGCACCGTTGGTGCTGCAGGCGATCCGGGAGACCGGCGCCACCGCCGTAAAGATTGACTCCATCGGGATCGGGTTCGGCGTCATCGGCGAGCTCCGCAACGCCGCCGGCCGCGGCGAGCACGCGGCCCACATCCACGGCGTCAACGTCGCCACCGCCGCAAGCAGGCCCGACAAGTTCGTCAACCTCCGCGCGGAGATGTGGTGGGAGCTCGGCCGCGGCCTGTCAGCCGACTGCGGCTGGGACCTCGCCAAGATGGACAACGCCGACACCACGATCGCGCAGCTCCTCGAGCCGCGCTGGGAGGTCGACCCCAAGGGCCGCATCAAAGTCGAACCCAAGGAAGAGATCATCAAGCGTTTGGGCAGGTCACCGGACAACGCCGACGCCCTCTTGTTGGCTTTCTACAGTGCAGGACGAACCAGGGTGAGGTGGCTGTGAGCGTGCGCAAAGTACCAATCCGCAGGTGGGGCCAGAAGTTGAAGACCTGTATGCCTGTCCTTCTCGACTTGAATGCGGCTATTCTTTTGTCTATAGGAGCCAATAGGGTCTACGGGCCCGCGGGCTGGATCACTGCCGGACTCGCGGTCATCGCGATCAACTGGCGGATCCACCCCGACTAGTGCGGGCAGGAGGTGCGCGTGGCCAGGACCCTCCTCGGCGCCCTCCTCAACCGCACCGCCACCAGCACCCCCGTACCCTTCGCCCCCCGCAGCGCCCGCTACGCCCTCGGCCACGCCGGCCGGCGCGACGCCGTCGCACAGATGGCCGCCATGGGCTCCGTCGGCACCCTCTTCTCCATCGTCAACCGCACATCGAACGCCACGTCGCAGGTTGACTGGAAGCTTTGGCGCAAGGCGAAGTCCGGCCGCGACGAGGACCGTGTCGAGGTCACCTCCCACGCCGCGCTCGACCTGTGGCAACGCCCCAACGCGTTCATGCCCCGGCAGGAGTTCGTCGAGGCGTTCCAACAGCACATCGACCTCACCGGCGAAGGCTGGTGGGTCATCGCCCGCCACGAGCGCTCCGACATTCCGCTGGAGATGTGGTACGTCCGCCCCGACCGGATCCGGCCCGTGCCCGACCCGGAGCACTTCCTCATCGGCTACATGTACACGTCGCCCGACGGCACCGAAGTCCCGCTCGAGCTGGACCAGGTCATTCAGCTGCGGATGCCCAACCCGCTCGACCCGTACCGCGGGATGGGCCCCGTCCAGTCGATCCTGTCCGACCTCGACGCGACGAAGTACAGCGCCGAATGGAACCGCAACTTTTTCCTCAACAGTGCGGAGCCGGGCGGCATCATCGAAGTCCCCGAGACGCTGTCCGACCCCGACTTCGACCAGCTGCGCACCCGCTGGAACGAGCAGCACCGCGGCGTCGCGAACGCCCACAGGGTCGCCATCCTCGAGCACGGCAAGTGGGTCGACCGGAAGTACACCCAGCGCGACATGCAGTTCGCCGAACTCCGCAGCGTGTCCCGGGACGTGATCCGCGAGGCGTTCGGCATACCCGCCTTCGCGCTCGGCGAGGTCGCCGACGTCAACCGCGCCACCGCCGAAGCGTCGAAAACCTGGTTCGCGGAGATGCTCACCGTGCCCCGCCTCGAGCGCATCAAAGCCGCCCTCAACCACGACCTCCTGCCCCTCTTCGGCACGACCGCGCAGGGCCTCGAGTTCGACTACTGCGACCCCGTCCCGCCGGACGTGGAGACCGAAGCGGCGCAGCTCACCGCCCGCGCCAACGCCGCCGCCGCGCTGCGCACAGCAGGCTGGGACGCGGACGACATCCTCTCCGCCGTAGGCCTCCCCGACATGCGCCACACTCCGCCCCCTGCCCCGTCGCCGGCCCCCGCCGCGCGGCAGCCGCAGAACTGGCTTCCGGCCGGCTCAACGCTCCTTGCCGCAGCGGACGACGATGCCGCGCTCGAGCAGATACGGCAGCAGTACACGACCGTCCTCGAGCAGTTGCTCGCCGAATGGGAAGGCATAGCCGACGAGCAGATCGACCAGCTCGCCGACGCCATCACCGCCGCGATCGACGACGACGACCTGCCCGCCCTGGCCAGCATCACCGCCCCCGCCGACCGCAGCACCAGCGTTCTCGCCGCCGCCCTCGCACAGATGGCCACCACCGCCGCCGAGCAGATGGCCGCCGAAGCCGCGGACCAGGGCGTCAACATCACCGTGCCCGCCGTGTCTTCGGCGCTCACCAACCGGGCCTGGGCGTTCGGTGACGAGCTCCTCGGCATCGCGCAGGCCACCGCGGCGATCCTCGCCGACGACCTCGCCCGCCAGGCCGCCATCGAAGCCATGCGCCAGTACGCGCCCGGCGCGGTCGGCCGCCGAATCGCCGACGGCGTGAAGACGAAACTCCGCGGCCTGAAGAACCGGTTCCGCCGCGACCAGCTCGGCGCCGCCGTCCACCGCGCGCAAAACGTGGGCCGCATCGCCGTCGTCGAAGCCACCCCGGCCGCCGTCTACACGGCGACGGAGAAGCTCGACGGCAACACCTGCCCGCCCTGCCGGGAGATCGACGGCACCGAATACACCGACCTCGCCACCATCCGCGCCCTGTACGCGGCCGGCGGCTACCAGCAATGCGAAGGCGGCAGCCGGTGCCGCGGCACGTTCACGGCCCGATGGGAGGCGTCGTCATGAGGCTGCGTCGAGCAGTAGCGGCAGGCGGAGCACGGGCATTGGGCCCGCTGCCCCACCGTCTGCTGACCAACAGTGTGTCGGCAGGAGCAGCGAGGGCTGCGCTGTCGGCCGGCGCCGGTGACGGGCGCCCGGGTGGGGAGGAGAGGGGGGTTCGCGGTGGGCGTCCGCGGGCCTCCCTCCAGCCCGGCCGTGACTGGTACCGCATCACGAACAACGCCGGGTCGGTCGTCGTCGACATCTTCGATGAGATCGGCTACTGGGGTGTGACCGCCGCGGACTTTCAGCGGGAGCTCGCCGCTGTCACGGCGGCCGACATCACGGTCAACCTGAACAGCCCGGGTGGGGAGATTTTCGAGGGCATCGCGATCTACAACGCGCTGCGCTCCCACCCCGCGAACATCACGATCCGCGTGGCGGGTCTGGCCGCGTCGATCGCCTCCGTCATCGCCCAGGCCGGCGACCGGGTCGTCATGCAGCCCCACTCACAGATGATGATCCACGACGGGTCGGGGCTCGCGATCGGCAACGCGCAGGACATGCGCGACATGGCCGACCTGCTGGACCGCCAGTCCAACAACATCGCCGCCGTGTACGCGGAGAGGGCGGGCGGCATCGTCGAGGAGTGGCGCGCCCGGATGCTCGCCGAAACCTGGTACTCCGCCGACGAGGCCGTCGCTGCCGGGCTTGCGGACGAGGTCGACGCCCCGGCACGACAGGCCGAGCCGGAGCCGAAGCTGCAGCCCGCCGCCAACTGGGACCTGTCGGTGTTCCGCCACGCCGGCCGCGAACACGCACCCGCGCCGGTCCTCAACACCGCGCCCACCGTCGAGGCACCGGCCGCAGAGACGCCCGTCCTCGAGGAGCAGCCCCCGGCGGCCGAACCCACCGCCGAGGTGGAGCCCGTCGTCGAGCCGAACACCCCCGAACCTGAGCCCGTCCCCGATCCGTGGGCCGGACTCACTGCACAACTCCTCACCACGCCGTCATGGGACGACGTGACCGCACGCCTTAGGGAGGCATCCAAGTGACCACCACGATCACCCGAGGGCAGCGAGCGCGTCTGTCCGCCATGGGCATCGACCCCACCCGCGTGGGCCGCACCTTCAACACGGCCACCTCGATCGAGCCGAAGAACGTCCCGGTCCCGAAGAACGCCGACGAGCTCGCCGAAATGCTCGGCGACCCCGGCCGCATCGCCCCGGTCCTCGCCAACAAGGACTCCCTCGCCTCCTTCATCGACGCCTACGCCAAGGCGCAGCAGGGCGACGGCACGGACATGCAGCGGCAGATCGACGAGGGCGTGCAGCGCGGCCTCGCCAACATGCTGCGCGAGAACGGGCAGGACGCCAGCCGCGACGGCATTAAGCGCCTCAACCTCGACCCGCAGACGCGACCGACGAACATGCTCACCAGCCACAAGCAGGCCACGGCGCACAACCCGAAGGCCCCTGGTGCCCGCCTCGACAACGAGTTCGCCAGCGCTGGGGAGTTCATCCACGCCGCGTGGCACCTGAACGCCAACGCCGACCTGCAGGCCAAGATGCACCGCCTGCGCAACGAGTACTCGTCCCTCGTCCCTTCGGACGGCGGGTTCCTCGTCCCGGAGGTGCTGCGCTCGCAGCTGCTGCAGATCGCGCTGGAGATGGCGGTCGTCCGCTCCCGGGCGACGGTCGTCCCGATGGAGTCGGCCCGAGTCCCCATGCCGATGATCGACTCCACGACCAACGCCGGGTCCGTGTACGGCGGCATGATCGCCTACTGGGGCGAAGAGTCCGCCGCGTTGCAGGACTCCTCAGCGAAGTTCGGGCGGATCACCCTCGACGCGCAGAAGCTCACCGGCCTCAGCGTCGTCCCGAACGAGCTGCTCCAGGACTCCATCGTGTCCTTCGCCGCCCTGGTGGAGACCCTCTGGCCGCAGGCCCTCGCGTTCTTCGAGGACAACGCCTTCATGTCCGGCTCCGGCGTCGGCGAGCCCCTCGGCTTCCTCGGCGCGGGCAACCCCGGCGGCGTCGCCGTCGCCAAGGAGTCCGGCCAGGCCGCGGACACCATCGTCGTCGAGAACGTCATCAAGATGTACAGCCGGATGCTCCCCGCGTCGCTCGCCCGCGGCGTGTGGATCTGCTCCCCCGAGGCCATCCCCGAGCTGTTCACCATGGCCCTCTCCGTCGGCACCGGCGGCGGCCCGGTCATGCTCACCAACGTCGCCGGCCCCGCGCCGGTGACCATCTTCGGACGGCCGCTCATCGTCTCCGAGAAGGCCGGCCGCCTCGGCGACCGGTCCGACCTCAGCTTCGTCGACCTGTCGTACTACCTCGTCGGCGACCGCCAGACCATGACCGCCTCGTCGTCCACCGACTGGAAGTTCGGCAACGACCAGACCGCGTTCCGGATCATCCAGCGCGTCGACGGCAAGCCGTGGCTGAAGTCCCCCATCACCCCCGCCAACGGCGGCCCGGCCCTCTCCCCGTTCGTGGAGATCGCCAACCGCGCCTGATCTAGCCGGCCCGGCCGGGCAGTAACGCCCCCGGCCGGGCTCGCTCCGAAACGGCATTCAACCCCCGTAAGGAAGGCAAGACCATGGACGGACTCGGAAGGGTCTTCAACACCATCCCCGTCGCCGACGGTGTCCTCGTCCCGCTCAAGGACGCCAGCGCCGTCAGCTTCATCTGCTACCTCGCCGCCGGTGACACGTTCACCGTGCAGGAGGCGCAGGACGCGGCAGGAACCGGCGCCGCCGACCTCGACGTCGTCGACCACTACTACACCTCCGACGGCGTCGGCGGCGTGTGGACCGAGCGGACGCAGACCGCGGACGCCGCAGTCACCATCGCCGGTACCGCGGGCCTGGACGCTGCGGTGTTCACGATCAACGCCTCGTCCCTGTCGGACGGCTTCACGCACGTCAAGTGCACCTCCACCAGCACGGGCACCGTCACTGCTGTCCTCCACGACCTCACGGTTCAGCGCGCGCCGCAGAACCTGCCGGCCCTGGTCTGAGAGGGGACTGACTGATGAGCACGATCATTCAGGGAAACCAGGTCCGGGCCATCGCGCTCGGCGTCAAGGTCGACCGGGCAACCGCTGCGCTGCCCGCATCGACGACCGGCGCACTGTTCACCGTCACCGGCGGGCGGGTCCTCGTGACCTCCATCGTCGGCCGGGTGACCACGTCGATCCAGGCGCAGGCCAACGCGATCAAGCTCGTGGCCACACCGTCCGGCTCCGGCGCGGTCAACGACCTGTCCGGCACCGTCGAGTCGAACGGGCTCGCCGCTGGCGGCCTGCTCGGCATCACCGGCCTCGCAGCCGACGCCATGGTCAAGTCCACCGGCGGCGGCGTGTCCAACCTGCGCAACCCCGTCGTCGTCGCGGCCGGAGCGATTGGCCTCAACACCGCGGCCACGAACACCGGCAGCGTCGAGTGGACGCTGACCTACGTTCCGCTGGACGACGGCGCGTCCGTGGCGGCGGCCTAGCCATGGCCGGCCGGGTGTGTGTGGAGTGCACCGCCGTCTACACGGCGGGCGCTCCGCGCTGCCCTCACTGCCAGGCGACCGCCTCTGTCGAACAGGGAGAACCCATGTCCCCGAAGATCACCCGCCACGGCGGGCCCAGTAACGCCGGTGTCGCGGCCCAACCCCCCGAGGCTGCGGCACCGGTCACGGACCTTCGCGGTGAGCACGGGCCTGAGCTCGTCCACTTGGAAGGGGGCGATGACGTATCGCCTGGGAGCAACTCCTCTCCATCATCCGAGAGGCATCCGACGAGCAGCGAGCCGAGCGAGACACCCCGCCCGCGGCGTGCCCGAACGACGGCGAGCCGCTCGAAGAAGGACCGGGCGGAGGGCTCCACTGCCCCTTCGACGGATACCGCTGGTCCCGCTAAGGCCTGACCACGACATCACCATCTGAGAGGAGGACGGCAGCATGACCGCGACCGGATACACCAGCACCACGGGCGACGCCCGCAAGGTCGACGTTGCAGGCGACACCATGACCGGCGAGCTTGTGCTGCCCGACTCCGCCCCCGACACGTCGCTCGCCGCAGCCTCGAAGGGCTACGTCGACGGCGCGGTCACCGCACACTCCGCCGCCACGGACCCACACGGCGACCGCGCATGGGCGGACGGAAAGTTCGCCACCATCATCGTCGTCACCGACCTCAGCACTGACGTGACCACGCTCGACGCGTTCGTCCAGGACTGCCTCACCCGCGTGGCCGCCATCGAAGGCGGCACCGCGTTCCTCTCCGGGCTCCAAGTGGCCGGGAACGCCCAGGTGTCGGGCGGCAACCTCACCGTCACCGACTTCACCAAGGGGTACAGGTTCCGCCGCGACGGCGGCGCACTGGACCTTGAAGCCACGGGCGCCGACCTCATCGTCAGCAACTGGAGTGGGACCGGCTTCAACGGGACGCAGCGCAGCTACGACCGCTACGCCGCGGACGCCCTGGCGGCACAGCACGCTGGGAAGCGCGAGTACGTCGCCGCCCTGTACGGCGCCGTCGTCCACACCATCGACCCCGACGCCAACCAGCTCGGTTTTCACGGCGAGACCCCGGTCTCCCGGCAGACCGTCACCGGTAGCCGAGCGGACGGCAGCGCGCTCGCCTCACTGCTCACCGCTCTCGACGCCCTCGGACTGATCACGGATGGGAGCACCGCATGACGACCGTGATCGCAGGCCAGGCCCTGCCGCTCCTCTCCCAGTGGCTCGACTTCGAAGGCGGCACCCTCACCGACCTCGACGCCACCCCCACCATCAGCGTCACCAACATCGGCACCGGCACGACCGCGCTCGCAGCCACCACCACAGGCGTCACCCACCCCGGCATCGGCTCCTACGGCTACACGTGGACTCCGTCCGCCGCCCTCGCGGCCGGCGCGTACCTCGTCGAGTGGGCCGGCCTGTCCGACGCTGCTCCGGTCACCGCGACAGAGACGGTCACCGTCATCGCGCCCGCGACCGCCGCGGCCACCAACACCAGCCCGGCCGGTGTCTGGTACGCCACCCGCGAAGACGTCAAGGGGGCGCTGGACTTCAAGGAAACCGCCCGGGTCAACCGGCAAGTGGACAGGGCGATCGAGGCCGCGTCGAGGGACGTCGAGAAGCTGTGCCACCGCACCTTCTACCCCGTCGCCGCCACCCGCTACTTCAACTGGCCCAACGCGCAGACCGCCCGACCGTGGCGCCTGTGGCTGGACCAGAACGAACTGATCTCCCTCACCACCCTCACCGCAGGCGGCGACACGATCGCAGACACAGACTTCTTCCTCGAGCCCAACCAGTACGGCCCCCCGTACAACCGGATCGAGATCGACCTCGACAGCAACGCAGCCTTCAGCAGCGGCGACACCCACCAGCGGAGCATCGCCATCACCGGCCTGTACGGCTACCGCGACGACGAGACCACCGTCGGGACGCTCGCCGAAGCTCTCGACGCCTCCGAGACCACGGTCGGCGTAGACGGCGACACGAGCGCAGAAGTCGGCGTCGGCAGCGTCCTCCGCGTCGACTCCGAACGGATGATCGTCACCGCACGGGCGATGCTCGACACCGGCCAGAACCTCGGCGGCGCAGGGCTCACGATCCAGAACAGCGCGGTCACCGTCACCGTCGCCGACGCATCAGGCTTCGCCGTCGACGAGGTCATCCTCATCGACGCCGAACGGATGCGGATCGAAGACATCGCAGGCAACAACCTCATTGTCAAGCGCGCCTGGGACGGCAGCACCATCGCCGCCCACACCGCCGGCGCCGACATCTACGCCCCGCGAACGCTCAGCGTCCGGCGCGCAGCCCTCGGCACCACGGCGGCCACCCACGCCAGCGGCACCAGCATTCAGCGCTGGAACCCGCCCGGCGACGTGCGCACCCTCGTCATTGGCCAGGCGATCAGCACCCTCACGAACGAGCAGGCCGGCTACTCCCGGGTCAAGCGGAGTGGCGAGAGCACAGGCGAACGGGCACGGGACACCAGCGCGCTCGCCTCGCTGCGCCAGGCCACCTACGACGCCGTGGGCCGCAAGGCCCGGATCCGGGGGGTCTGATGACTGGCTTCCAGGTCCGCGTCAACGCCACCCGCTCAGGTCCGTTCCGGGACGGCCGCTTCCAGCGCGCAGCCTCCCAGTACTCCGACGCCCTCAACTACGCCGTCGCTGAGCACGGCGAAAAGTTGGTCGACCGGCGCCTGAACCAGGTCTTGCGGACCCAGACCCCGTACTACCGGCTGCGGGTTACCGTCCGGCGGGCCCGCGGCGGGTACGAGGTGTGGGACCAGGGCGTCGTCTACGGCCCGTGGCTCGAGGGCACCGGCTCCCGCAACGCACCCGTCACCCGCTTCCGCGGCTACCAGACGTTCCGCCGCACAAAGCCCCTGGTCGACCGCGACGCGAACCGGATCGCGATGCAACTGCTCCAGCGCTACCAGGCAAGGGGGCTGCTCCGATGAGCCTGGCAACCAGAGACGTGCTCGACGCCGTCGTCACCCACGCTCTAAGCCTGGGTGTCTTCGAACAGGTCAACGCCCACGAACCGAAGAACCCGCCCAGCAGCGGACTCAACTGCGCTGTCTGGACCGACCGCATCGGGGGCCTGCGCTCCTCGGGCCTCAGCTCCTTGTCCGCCCGGCTTGTGTTCAGTGTGCGGGTCTTTCAGTCGATGCAGGCCGAGCCGGTCGACGATGTCGACGTGGCGCTCCTCGATGCGGTCGACGCCCTGTTCACCGCCTACGCAGGCGACTTCACACTCGGCGGCATCGTCCGCAACGTCGACCTCATGGGCTCCGACGGCAGCGGCCTCGACGCAATCTTCGGCTACATCACCGTCGACGGCATCGAGTACAGGGTCGCCACGATCACCTTGCCGCTACTCATCAATGACGTGTGGACGGAGGCCTCCTGATGGCCAAGCAGAGTGGCCTCGGCGACAACCTGTACGTGGCGGGATACGACCTGTCCGGCGACATCGGCGCCCTCGGCAACATCGGCGGCGGCCCCGCACCCTTGGACTTCACCGCTATCAACAAGTCCGCCATGGAACGCAAAGGCGGCGTGAGGGACGGGCGGCTGCAGTTCACCAGCTTCTTCAACCCCGCCGCCGCGCAGGCTCACCCACGGCTCTCTTCCCTGCCCACCGGCGACGTCATTCTCTCCTACTTCCGGGGCACGGCGGCCGGCGGGCAGTCGGCGAACCTGGTCGCGAAGCAGGCCAACTACGACGGCACCCGCGGCGACGACGGGGCGTTCACGTTCGCGGTCGAGGCGCTCGCCAACGGGTACGGCGTCGAATGGGGCACGTCGATGACGGCCGGGAAGCGGACGGACACGACCGCCACCAACGGATCCTCCGTCGACTTCGGCGCCGGCTCCACCGACTTCGGACTGCAGGCCTACCTCCACGTCTTCGCCTTCACCGGCACCAGCGTCACGGTGAAGCTCCAGGAGTCCAGCGACGACGCAGCAGCAGACGCCTGGGCCGACGTCACCGGCGGCGGCTTCACCGCCGCGACAGGCATCACGAGCCAGCGGATCGCCACCGCCGCAGACCAGACCGTCGAACGCTACCTCCGCGTCGTCACGACCGGCACGTTCACCGAGGCCGTGTTCGCGCTGTCCGTCATCCGCAACGAAGTCGCCACCACCTTCTGAGAGGAGGAGCCTTGAGACCGATCAACCGCATCGACCCCCTGCACCCGGTGCACGCCTACCAGACGTACAGCATCACCCAGCCCGCCGACGTCCTCGTCAGAGCTGCTTGCGAGCGGGTCGCCTGCCCGGCGTGGATGCACGGCTGGGAGTCCGTCATCGACGAGACGACCCCCTCGGCCGCGACCAGGCCGCCTACATCCGCCACAAGGCCGGCCGCACCTTCCGCGAGCAGCGCCGCGGTGACGGGCTCACGGTGTTCCGGTTCGAGGCCCACCAGCGGTGCTTCGCCGAGCACAAGACCCGGCCTGAGCTGTACGCGGTCCGCGACGGCGACTGGCGCGGCAACCCGACCGGCCGCGCCCGACAGCATCAGCGCCCCATCGACTGGGTCGAAGACTTCGGCGAGCACCAGCAGCGCATCGCCGACCAGCAGCAGAAGGGATGACCAGCCATGGCCAAGGAGAGCGGCATCGGATGGACCACGTGCAGCGTCGATGACGCCTCTGGGTCCCCGCAGGTAATCAAGAACGACGTCACCAACCTCCAGTTCGCCACCCCCAGGGCGGTGCAGGACGTCACCGGCATCGACAAGTCCGCGATGGAGCGCATCCTGCTCCTCGCCGACTTTTCGATCACGCTCAACGGCGTCTACAACGACGCGGCGAACATGAGCCACGCCGTGTTCAAGACTGTCCCGTCGACCAGCGTCGCGCGGACCGTGACCCTCACCGTGAGCGGTCAGACCCTCGCAAACGAGTGCCTGTTCACCGACTACCCCCTGACCCGCGCCGACTCCGGCGAGCTCACGTGGGCCGTGCCCGGCGTCCTGTCCGACGGCACCGTCCCCACCTGGTCCTGACCCACTACGAGAAGGGGGGCCCGCCATGGCCGGCTACCGCCACAAGAAGAAGCGCATCGACATCGCCTTCGAGGAGGGCCACGAATACCACGGCCTCGAGGTGTCACTCCGGGGCATGAGCCTCGGAGGCTTCCTCGAAATCCAGGGCATCGGCGAAGTCGACAAAAGCGCCCTCGCCGACCAGCTCCGGCGGTTCGCCGAATCGCTCATCGAGTGGAACCTCGAAGACGAAGAGGGCGAGCCGGTGCCCGCCACCCCGAGGCGGTCTACGCGCAGGACCAAGAGCTGATGCTGCTCCTCGCCACCCACTGGATCAACGCCTTGAAGGGCGGGCCGTCGGCCCCTTTGGAGCAGCCATCGCCCGATGGCGAGCCGTCCCTGGAGGCATCGATTCCGATGGACAACCTGTCCAGCCCCCTCGCGAGCTGATCCACGCCCGCTTCATCCTCGGCCTCTGCGACCGCTTCAAGAAGCTGCCCAGCGAGGTGCTCGCCGAGGCATCCACCCTGTACGGGCTCCTGCAAATCGAGAAGCTCGGCGCCCCAGACACCGACGTTGATGGAGGTGAGCCATGGCCGACACCGTAAGCATCGTCGTCCGCGTCCGCGACCAGACCCGCGCCGGCATCATCTCCGTCAACGACAGCCTGAACCGGCTGACCCGCAGCGCAGGCGACATGGACAAGAGCCTCGGCTCAATGACCGGATCAGCCCTCAGCCTCGCTCCTGCGCTGATCCCCATTGCCGCGGCGACGGTGCCGATCGCGGCAGGGCTGGGCGCCGCCGGCGTAGCGGTGGCCGCTTTCGGCGCGGCCCTCGGACCGCAGATCGCAGCCATGGGCGAGGCAACCGACGCGGAGAAGAAGTACCAGGACGCGGTAGACGAGCACGGCCCCACCTCGAAGGAAGCCGCACAGGCGCAGGCCGCATACGCGGAGCAGATGAAGAAGCTCCCCCCGGCCACGCAGGAGGCTGCGGCGCAGCTGTCCGTCCTCAAGGACCAATACAAGGACTGGTCCAACGTGCTCGCCGCCGACACCATGCCCGTTGTCACCAAGGGCATGGCGACGTTCGGCGCGATCTTCCCCAAGCTCACGCCCGCCGTGAAGGGCGCCAGCCGAGAGCTGGACCGGTTCGTCACGATCGCGGCGGGCGGAGTGCAGTCGGCCGCGTTCGACCGGTTCATGAAGAGCTTCGCGGAGTTCTCCACCGGCACGCTGCAGAAGGCCAACAACGGACTGATCGAGTTGGTTCGCGCCATGAACACCGGCGAGGTCGGCGGCAACCTCAGGGAGTTCATGGACTACGCCAGGGAGGCCGGCCCCCTCGTCGGAGAGACGCTCGGGAACCTGGCACAGGCCCTCACGAAGCTCCTCGTCGCCGGGTCCGAAGTCGGCGTCGGCATGCTCCAGGTCGTCAACGTCTTCGCCGACCTCGTCGCATCCCTGCCCACCGGTCTCCTCAGCACGCTGCTCCAGGTGGCCATCGCGTTCAAGGCCATCAAGATTGCCGCCGCCGGGTTCGCCGTCGTGGGCGTCGGGATCCAGGCCATCACCACCCAGATCATCGCCATGCGCACTGCGGCCGGCACCGGCGCGACCCGCGTCGGGCAACTCGCTGCGGCGTTCATGGCCTTGTCCCGGACGGCGAAGCTCGCGCTCGCCGCCACCGGTATCGGTCTCCTGGTGGTGGCGGTCACCGAGCTGATGAACGTGGGCAAGCGGGCGCCGACGGACATGGACAAGCTGACGACGTCGCTGGCCAGGGTGGGCGATTCGGGGAAGCTGTCCGGCGAGACCTTGAAGGTGGTCGGCAAGGACTTCCGCGAGTTCGACGAGGCGCTCCGCGGCCTGGCTCGCCCGGACCAGTGGGACCAGATCCAGCAAGGCTTCACGAACTTCTTCGGCCAGGACTCCACCCCGGTCAAACGCTGGAAGACCGTCATCGACGACGTCGACCAGGGCCTCGCCAACCTCGTCAAGTCCGGCAACGCCAAGCAGGCCGCCGACGCCTTCGAACTCTTCGCCGCCCGGGCGCGGGAGAAGGGCCTCAGCACAGACGAGCTGCGGACCCGGCTCGACGCCTACAAAGATTCCCTCGCGGACCTGGCGTTCGAGGAGCAGCTCGCCGCACAGGCGATGGGCCTGTTCGGCACCGAGGCTCAGGCAGTGCAGGAGAAGCTCGCCGGGCAGAAGGCCAGCGCCGACGGCCTCGCCCAGTCCATCAACGCCCTGAGCAACCAGTACCTCATTGCCCGGGGCGGGATCCGCGGCATGGAGGCCGCGATCGACGCGGCCGACGAGGCGCTGAAGGAGAACGGCCGCACCCTCGACGAGAACACCGAGAAGGGGCGCGCGAACAACCAGGCGCTGGACGACATCGCAGCAGCCACGATCAAGGCGGCAGAGTCAGCCCGCGAGAACGGCGCCTCGTGGGAAGAGGTCAACGCCATCTACGACCGCGGCCGGGCTGCACTCCTCAAGGCCGGCGGCCAGATGGAGGACACGAAGGGCAAGGCCAAGAGCCTCGCTGATCAGATCCTCCGCACCCCGGACAAGACCGCACGCCTCAAGGGCAACCTGGAAGATTTGCGGAAGAAGTTGGCTGATGCGAAGGCGCGGCTGAAGAAGGGGCCGGGTGACGCCCGGAAGGCGAAGATCAATGCCGACATCTATCAGCTCGAGCAGGCCATCGCCAAGGCCCGCCGCCAACTCGACAACCTCGACGGCAAGACCGTGCGCACGTGGATCGTCACCACCCATTTGGAAGCCCGAGCGTCGGGCTCGCACGGTACGCAGCTGGGCGGCAAAGCGTCGGGCGGCATCATCGGCGCGGCCGGCGGCGGCCCCCGGTCCCGCATGACCCTCGTCGGCGAGCAGGGCCCCGAGCTCGTGGACCTGGCACCCGGCTCGCGAGTGCGCTCCAACCCGGACAGCCGTCGAATGCTCTCCAACTCCGGCGGCGCCGACAACCGCCCGATCGTGATCCAGCTGACCATCGCAGACAAATACCTGGGGGAGGTCATCATCGACCCGCTCAGCAAGTCCATCCGCGCACGCGGCGGGAACGTGCAGGCCGTCCTCGGACAGAAGGGGGCATAGCCCGTGGCATTCCCGGAAACGATCCTGCCGATCACGGTGGAGCTCGACATCAACGGCACATGGACAAACGTGTCGTCGGACGTGTACGAGCGGGACGAGATCCGCATCCGCCGCGGCCGGTCCGCCGAGACCGAAGCCATCGTCCCGAGCGCCTGCAACTTCACGCTCAACAACGCCCACGGAAAGTACTCGCCGAAGAACCCCCGCTCCCCGTACTACGGGGCGATCGGACGGAACACCCCCGTCAGGGTAAGCGTGGATGCCGGCTCCTCGTACCTGATGCTGCCCGGCGCGAGCGGCGACTCCGCCACGACCCCGGACGCGGCAGCCCTCGACATCACCGGCGACCTCGACATCCGGGTCGACTTCACCTCCGGCGCCCTCCAGGACGTCAACGTCGTCAACGAACTCGCGGGCAAGTACTTGACCACCGGGGACCAGCGGTCCTGGTACCTGACCACGTCCAACGGTTTCATCGTCTTCCGCTGGAGCAGCACCGGCACCCTCGCCACATCCATCGACGTCACCTCCACCGAAGGTTTCCCGATTCCCCGCTCCAACAGGATCGCGCTGCGGGTGACGCACGACGTGGACAATGGAGCAGGCGGATCGACGACCACGTTCTACACCTCGGACTCCATCGACGGCACATGGATCCAGCTTGGTGACCCGGTCATCAACTCGGGCGTCACCACCGTGTTCAGCAGCACCGCCAACCTCGAGATCGGCTCCCTGGCCGCCGTCGGCGGGCAGCCCCTCGACGGGCAAGTCCACGCCTTCCAGCTGCGGAACGGCATTGCGGGGTCGGTGGTCGCGAACCCGGACTTCGCCGCGCAGGCGGCCGGGGTCACGAGCTTCGCCGACTCGGCTGGCCGCACATGGACCGTCAACGGCGGGGCGTCGATCTCCAACCGCAAGATCCGCTTCCTCGGAGAGGTCTCGTCCTGGCCCGTTCGCTGGGGGACCGGCGGCGACGACGTGTACGTCGAAGTCGAAGCCGCTGGGATCCTCCGCCGACTCGGGCAGGGCGCGGCACCGCTCAAGTCCACGCTGCGCCGCACCATCCCGAACGAGTCGACGCTGTTGGCGTACTGGCCGTTCGAGGACGAGGAAGGGTCCACCCGTGTGGCGTCCGCGATGGCGGGCGGCCCATCGCTCAACGGGCAGGGCCTCGACTTCGCCGCCGACAGCGCCCTGGCCGGCTCATCGCCGTTGGCCAAGTTCGAAAGCGACTCCGGTGCGACGCGGGCCCTGTTCTTCGGCAGCGTCCCCGACTCCGCTGTCCCCGCGCCCCAGTGGAGCGTCGAATTCGCGTTCAACGCGGACAGCCTCGAGACCGCCTACCAGGACTTCATCCGCGTCGGCACCACCGGCACAGTCGACTCCTGGACCGTCGGCATGTCATCCACCGGCTTCCGGATCCTGGGCCAATTCGACGGCGCGGCAGCCGGTCTCTACAGCGTCACCGACACATGGGCCAACATCAGCGGCACAGCCCCCGTCGGGGACTGGTACCGGTGCGAGCTCTACATCCGACAGTTCCACGCCTCGATCGAGATCTACCTGCGTTGGAAGCAAGGCGACACGGTCGTCATGGACTTCTTTACTACCCGCAGCGATTCCATCGTCGGCCGGGTCACCGGCATCGGTGCACCTGTGGGTGGCTCCCAGGCCGACATGGACGGCATCAGCATCGGCCATGTCGCCGTCTTCTCCAACACACAGACCATCTTCAACGAGGCCGACCTCGGGTTCACCGGGGAGACCGCCGGGTTCCGCATGAAGCGGCTCTGCTCCGAGGAAGAGGTCAGCTTCTTCCTGCACGGCAACACGAACCAGGAAGTGTTCGTCGGCCCGCAGCGGCCCGCCCGGTTCCTCGACCTTCTCCAGGAAGCGGCGGACGCCGACCACGGCATCCTGTACGAGGAGCGCGACCAGACCGCGCTCGCCTTCCAGGACCGGCGTCGGCTCTACAACCAGACCCCGGACCTCACCCTCGATTACGCGGGCAGCGACGGCCTGGTCGTGCCGCTCGAGCCGGTCGACGACGACCGCTACCTCCGCAACGACGTCATGGTCCAGCGCCAGGGCGGGTCCTCAGCGCGTGCCGTGCAGGAGACCGGGCCGCTGTCCGTCCAGGCACCGCCGGACGGGGTCGGCATCTACAGCGAGCAGACCACCCTCACCCTCTACAACGACGACCAGCTGCCCCAGCACGCCTCGTGGCTGCTCCACATGGGCACCTGGGACGAGACCCGCTACCCGACCGTGACGGTCCTCCTGCAGAACGCCGTCCACCTGATCGACGACGTGGCACGCGTCGACATCGGCTCACGACTCGACATCACCAACCCGCCCACTTGGCTGCCTCCGGACACCATCGAGCTGATGGCGCAGGGCTACACGGAGATCCTGCATCAGTACCGGTGGGAGCTGTCGTTCGCGACCAGCCCAGCGGGCCCGTACCGCACGGCTGTGGTCGGCGCGGCCGCGTCCCGGATCGATACGGGCGGCTCTGAACTGGCGGCCGGGGTCACGAGCAGTGCGACCGCCCTGTCGGTGACCACCACCAGCGGCCCCCTCTGGACGACGAACGGCGCGCATGTCCCGTTCGACATCACCGTCGGCGGCGAACGGATGACCGTCACCGCCATCTCCGGTGCGTCGTCCCCGCAGGCGTTCACGGTCACCCGCTCCGTCAACAGCATCACGAAATCCCACAGTGCTGGGGCTGCGGTGCAGCTCTTTGCCCCCGTCGCCATCCCCTTGTAAGGAGAGCCCGCATGACCTACGCACCGCCCGCCGCCGGAGCCCCGCTCGACGCCGCCACCCTGGAGGGGATGGTCGGCCAGTGGCAGGACTACGTCGTCGCCTGGACGTCCTCCGGTACGGCCCCCGCCCCCGGCAACGGCACGCTCACCGGCCGGTACTGCGTGATCGGCGACACCGTGCATTTCAGCATCAAGCTGACCGGCGGCACGACGACCACGTGGGGCACCGGCAACTACAACTTTTCCCTCCCGGTGACAGCCGCGGCCACCGCGGATCATGTCGGAACGGTCTTCGTCGGCGACTCGTCCGTCGGCTCGGCCGGCTACTCCACCGGCGTGGCGTTCACCGGCGGCAGCGCGACGACGGTGCAGGGCTACACCGGCAACGAGGGCGCCGCCGCTGCGATCTCCAACGCGAATCCTCAGACGCTCGCCACCGGCGACCGGATCTGGATCCACGGCACCTACGAAGCTGCGTAAGGAGGCGTCATGGCCTGGTACCTGGGGGCCACCCGGTACGAGCTGCAACCCGAGAGCGATGCGCAACCGGCCATCCGGCCGACGCAGTTCATCGTCCACTCGGTTGTCGCCCCGTGGACCGCGAAGCGGATCTACGAATACTGGCGCGACAGCACCAACCTGGAAAGCCACTTCGGCCTCGGCTACGAAGGCGATTTGGGGCAGTTCATCGGGACGGAGACCCGCGCCGACGCGAACGCGGCCGCGAACCGCCGGCCCGACGGGACCGGCGCGGTGTCCATCGAGACCGCGTCGAACCTCAAGGGCTCCGACCCGTGGACCGACGCACAGATCCGCGTCCTCATCGAACTCGGCGCCTGGCTCCACGAGCGCCACGACATCCCCCTGCGGATCTGCCGCAGCGCCTCCGACCCCGGGTTCGGATACCACCGGCTCCACTCCGCCTGGGCCGTGGCCGGGACCGCCTGCCCCGGGGACGCCCGCGTCCGCCAGTTCACCCAGGTCGTGTTCCCGGGGATCGTCGCCCGCGCGAACGGGACCACCACCACACCCACGCCTCCCGAGGAGGACGACGAGATGCCCCTGACCGCCGACGACCTGAACCGCATCGCCCGCGCGGTGGCCGGCTACCAGAACGAGAAGGTCGAACCGTCACGCGACGTCTACCAGATCCAGCGCGACGCATCGACATACGCCAAGCAGGCCGCGGAGCAGACCAAGGGCCTGTCCTCCACCGGGCTCACCGAGGCCCAGCTCGACACCCTCGCCGACAAGGTCGCGGACAAGCTCGCCGCGCGCCTCGCCGAATGATCAGGAAGGACCCCTGTCATGGCTGCACCTGTTGAGAAGAAGGTCACCGTCGCCAGCGTCGGCGCGTACCTGGGAAGCGTCGGACTCCTCGCGATCCTGACGGCGATCCAGGGAGACGCCGGCCTGGTCGCCCCGCTGCCCGACGCGCTGGAGCCGTTCGCCCTGGGGCTCGTCCCCGCCGCCCTCACGTTCGTTGGCGGCTGGTACGCCAAGCACACCCCGCGCGTCTGATCGGAGCCACCCACATGCCCACTGAGCCGACGCTCGGCGAGGTAATGCGACGTCTCGAGGACGTCCGCACCGACCTCAAGGAAGACTTCCGCGAGCTCGGCTCACGGCTCGACAGCAAAGTCTCCATGGAGCGCTACCAGCTCGAGCAGGTGGCACGCGACGAGGCGCTCCGCGTAATTGTCGAGCGGGTCAAATCCATCGAGGACGCACGGGAGCAGGAAGAGAGGGACCGCCGCGACGAGGCGCAGCGGCTGGCCGACCGGCGGGCCGCTGACCGAAGGCTCATCTTCACCGCGATCATCGCCCCCGTGCTCATGCTGCTGCTCACCGTGTACATACAGACGCAGGGAGCCGCAGCGTGAGACAACACAGGAACCTCGAGTCGCTTCGGCGACGCCGCGATCTCGTGTTCACGGCGGCCGTCGCTATCGGCCTAGCCGGGTTCGCGTTCCTCGTCATCACGATGCAGGGACTGGCGCACGACCTGCGAGCGGCGAACGAGGCGCGGGACCAGTTGGCGGCGCAGGTGCAGCAGTTGGGGGAGAAGCCCGTTGCCGGGCCGCCAGGATCCCGCGGCGAACCCGGCAAGGGAATCGTCGGACCGACCGGCCAGCCGGGCGAGACGGGGGAACCTGGACCAACGGGCCCGCCTGGACCCGTCGGACCGACCGGGCCCACAGGAACTCCCGGCGCGGACGGTGTCGGCGAGAGCGGGGCACCCGGCCAGGACGGTACCGCCGGTGAACCTGGACCGCCCGGACCGCAAGGCGAACCCGGCCCCGCCGGACCCGCCGGACCGCAAGGTGAGCAAGGTCCCGCAGGAGAAGACGGGACCGACGGCCGCGACGGCCAGACCTGCCCCGCCGGATACAGCCTGCAGCCCGCGAAGGACGACCCGGACGCGCTCGTCTGCCGGCGCAACGGAGCGACCGCGCCGGATGAGCAGCCGGACGTGCCCGCCCCCTTGGCGCTCGACCCGCAGCGCCGCCAGTACCCGTAAGGGTCACTGTTCCGTCACACGGCTATCGCACCGTCTTCACAGGCCCGATGATGCACTCCATCATCCGCACGTCCTTGGGGGGACTATGCGCACCCGCACCACTATTCCGGCCATGCTGCTGGCCGCTGCTCTCGTCGGCTGCTCCGGTGGCGGGGGAGATGGCAAGCCGCCGCAGCCGACGGTCACCGTCACGAAGTCGCCGTCGCTGTCTGCCGAGGAGGCCCGAGCGGCGTGCGTGGACGCGTGGGCTGCCACCATCGGCGCTCGGCCGGACGACTTCAATGCGGAGACGGACAGCGATCCGGAGCCGGACGCGTGCAAGGGGCTGCCGGAGGACGAGTGGACGGACAGGTACATGGAAGGGCTGATGAAGTCCAACCAGGAAAACCTCGACGAGATGAAGGACTGTCTCGACGACCCGACGTGCACACGCTTCCCGGTGGACGGAAGCTGACCTCAACTCACAGGCCCTCACCGCTACGGCGGTGGGGGCCTTTCCGTTGTGCCCCATCCGGGCGTATCACTCGGGATACACTCTTCATATCCCGACCGACAAAAGGGTAGTGACGAGGCATCAAGGAGACCAGTGGACCAAGCCGTAGAAACCGTCAGTCGCGTACCCGCCGAGATCCGCAACTCTTGGGCCACCCGCCACGGAACCGAGGCAGCCGAACGACTCGCCGCCGCTGAAGACTTCGCCGACGCCATCAAGCAGGCCACCGTCCCACCCAACACCACCGACACCTACACCAAGGGCTGGAAGGTCTGGCAACGCTTCTGCGCGGAGAACGGTCTCCCGGAACTCGAAGGCTCCCGCGGCGCGCTCGTCGCCTACGTCGCCTGGCTCCTCGACCGTGGCCGCGCCACACCCGGACGAGACGGCACTCGCGGCTACGCCCCCACCTCCGCCCACTCCCACCTCACCGCCACGATCGTCGGCCTCCGCGAACGGGGCCACCCCGCCACCAAGGACGCTCACTCAGAAGCTCGCGCCCGCCTCGAAGCCATCGCCACCCAACTGGCCAAGCAGGGCGAACGCCGAGGCCGCGGCAAAGCACCGGCCGCCGACCTCGGCAACCTCCACCGCATCGCCGCCGCATGCGACGACACCCCCACCGGCCGCCGCGACCTCGCCCTCGTGCTCATCGGCTTCCACTTCGCCTCCCGCGCATCCGAGATCTCCGGCCTCCTCCTCGCCGACATCACCGTCCACGCCCGCGGCATCAAGGTCGCCGTCGTCACCGGCAAGACGAAGCGCTCCGTCCGCACCGTCGCCATCCCCTATAACAACGACGAGCCGGAGATCTGCGCGGCCCGCGCCTGGCAGCGCTGGCTCGACGCCTACGGCCGCACCAACCAGACCGCCCCGGCGTTCCCACGCATCGACCGGTGGGGCCACATCGGCGGCGCCATGGCACCCGACTCCGTCACCACCGCCGTCGCCCGCGTCGCCCAGCGATCCGGCGTACCCATCCGCTGGACCGGCCACAGCCTCCGCTCCGGCCTCGCCACCGAAGGCCGCAAGAACGGCAAGGACCCCGTCAACATCGCACGGCAGGGCGGCTGGGCACCGGGCAGCAAGGCCATGCTCGGCTACATGCAGCTCGCCGACGAATGGGACGACAACGCCGCCGCCGGCCTCCGCCGCACCGAGCACTGAAGGAGACGGATCCGCTGGTCGCTGCTTGCACTTCCGGACGGGCAGACGTACACACGCTCCCGCTCGGATCGCCGACCCGAAGGAGCGGGCATGCAGTGCAGGTACGACGTCGACGACGGATGCCAGAACGAGGCGGTGAAGGGCAGCACCTACTGTGCCCTTCACCCGCTGGATGACTACGACTTCCTCATGCGGGCAATCACGGAGCAGGTGTGCCCGTGGTGCGGGTGCCCCATCCCTGAGCCGCCATTTGAGCACGACTGCCCGCAGAGCTAACCGGACGCTCCGCCCTCGGGAAGGGCGTTCTGCTGTTTCCCCCCTTGTGTTGGTGCTGGTCGCTACCGTCTGAGCATGGTGAGGACTATGGAACGCCCGCTGGTCGAGCCGTCTGTCGCGCGTGCCGCCGTCGATGCAACAAGGGACGACCCGCTGCTCTATGCCGGCGTATCACTGATGCTGCTGGCTGGGCTGAGGCCGTCGGAGATGACGGGTCTGCTGGTGCGGGACTGGTCACCGGGCGATGATCCGCAGTTGACTGTTGGCGGGGTGCGCCGGCCTCGCACGATCTGGGTCGCCCAGTCGGCGGCTGACCGCATCGAGGCCTACCTGGGCGACGAGGAGACGGCTCCGGAGGAGCCGCTGCTCCTAGGGCTGAAGGCGCAGGGCATCTCGCACATGGTGCATCACGTGTTCCAGCACCGGATGCGGCGAGCGCAGCTGGGTGTAGACGTGCACGACCTTCGCCGGGCGGCGATCGCCACGGTGCTGGAAGACGGTGCACCAATGCAGCACGTAGAGGCGTACTTCGGCATCTCGAAGACGGAACCGGTCGGGAAGCAGCTGGTACCGCTCCGGGACGGCTATGACCGCGGTATTGCAGCGGTGCTCGAGGAGACGTTCGCCGGACGGTTGTGAAGCAACGTGCCTTGGAAGCCTGCTGTCAGCGCCTCGTGCCACACTGGCGTTAGCAGCTGAACCGGACCGCTGTCCGGTGTAGGCCGCTTCCGCGGTGGTGCTGCGTCCAGGGGACGTCGCCGGATCGGCCGCCTAGCCTTACGCCCCCTCTTCGGAGGGGGCGTTCGTGCGTTTCTGGCCAGCGTCTTCCCAGCCAGCTAGTTCGGGGTGCATGCTGTGCGGACCTCGCCCGCGAGTGCTACGTCCGGGCGGGGCCGCGCCCCTCCCGGCTCCCCACGGGAGGGCAGGCGCATGCTCAGGCCGCGTCCCATTGGTGTGCCGGTCTACGCTCGACATCGTGACCGTCGACGACATTCCCGAGCCCACCCCGGCACGCCCCTGGTCGCCCGACGACGGCGCCCGGCCCGAGGTGAGGACGTGGCCCACCGGGAACCGGCCCGCGCTCCGCGTATGGAGTGGTGGCAAGTGGCGCTACGCACCCGTCAAGGCCCGGCAGGACTGGGCCGACGGTCGCGTCGTCTACCAGGTCGAGGTCGACCTGCGAGGCGACACCCATGTCACGACCGTGCTCTACGAGTGGCCGCAGCCCGGCCTCCGCGTCGCCCACCCGCCCCGAGACGCCTGACCCTGTCAGCCCCGCCTGCGATCCTGGGGTCATGCCCGAGCCCGACCCGCCGCGGTTCCATCTGCTCCTCGCCATCCACGGCCGGCCCACGATGCACGGCTGGTGGGCAGACCAGGCCACCGCCGACCGCAAGTTCAGCAGCTGGATCGGCGACTACGGCAGCACCGACGGGGCCCGCATCACCCTCACCGACGAGACCGACGGGCAGCAACTGGCCGCCTGGCCGTAG